ACGCCAAGGGCAACAAGCCGTACTACGAAAAAGACGGCAAGAAGTCCTACCTGCCTGGTTTCAACAACGTGAACGCCATTGCGCTGTTCACCGTGAAGAAAGAGCTGAATGCTCTGGCTTTCGAAACCAAAATCCTGAAGCTGCGCGATTACGAGCAGAAGAAGGATGTGCCGACCGAAGTGCCAATGGCCGTCGAGCTGATCGGCAAACAGTTCATCCTGGGCTTGGAAAAGCACGAAGTGAACAAGACCATCAAGGTTGGCAACGAGTACAAGCCAGTACACAAAGCCGGCGAGCCTGGTGTGCCTGAAACCAAGTTCGAAAACCAGGTTGGCAAGATCTTCTTCCTGGACAACAAAGCGACCATCGCCGAACTGCGTGAAGCCAAGCAAAAAGGCGCTGCCGTCGATGCGGCCTTCTACCCGAAATGGGTTGAAGCCAACACCGGCAAAGTTGTGAACAAGGTGAAGACCGACAACCTGGTTGCGCCGGCTGGTACTGGCGGTCCTGCTGGTACCCCTACCACGGCCGCTGGCGAGCAGGTTGATTCCCTGTTCGACTGAACACCCCCTTGGGTCGGGTAACCGACCCTTCACAGGAGCTTCAAATGTCTGTATCCGCTGAACAAGCACTGGAACAAACGATTGTGGCTAAAGGCCTGACGACGGCACCTCGTGTGACCCCGGCAGCCCTGGAAGCAATGATCAAAACAACCGAGCTGATCAAGATCGAACCTTCGATCTTGCTTTGCGTTCTGACGCTCCACAACGGCCTTACAGTCGTTGGTAAGAACCTGGGCAGCGTCTGCGCCGAGAACTACGACGAAGAGCTGGGTAAACAGCTGGCAATGCGCGATGCGCGTGATCAACTGTGGCCGCTGGCCGGCTTCATGCTGGCCGAGGACATCCATCGCGGTAACCGTCCACTGACGCAGGAACAGCGTGAGCTGCCTGATCATGTGCAGCGCGTTATTACCGAGATGTACCAGGTTGCTGCCCGCTTGATGGGCCTGACCGACTTCCTCGTGCAGGTTGACGCTGGTTCACTGGAAGCGCTGGAACTGTCCGCTGACGAAATCGCCGATCTGCGTGAGCAGCACGGCCTGATGAAAAGCTACGTCGAAGTGCTGCAACGCCGCCTCTCCCGCGCAGGCGTGTAATGGCGCGCCTCAGTGTAGCGGGACACGATCCAAGTTCCCGCAACTGGGGCATTGCCGGTGGTTCGTATGATACGGACACCGGGAAGCTGACCATCAAGACCCTCCGGGTTGTGCGATCTGAACCGCTCGAAGGAAAGCAGGTACGGCAGAACTCACAAGATCTGCGTACGGCAAACCAGTTGTATGAGGGCGTAGCTCCCTTCTTGGCAGCGACACTCACCTTCGCCGAAATCCCTTCGGGGAGTCAAAGCGCCCGCGCCTCGCTCTGTTCTGGTATCTGCATTGGGGTTTTGGGAAGTCTGCGCGCAGGTTCTCAATTCATCGAAGTAACCCCCAATGAGGTCAAACTTGCCGCTGTTGGAAGTCGTACGGCGACCAAAAAGCAAATGATCACATGGGCTGTAAACAAGCACCCGGAAGCCCCTTGGCCCCGGAAGTCAAATGGTGAAATCCATCTTGGCGATGCTGAACACATGGCTGACGCCGTAGGCGCCATCTATGCCGGTCTCAGGACCGAAATATTCAAACAAATCATCCAATTCCATAGAGGAACGCAACAATGAAACTGACTCTGTCCCACGCTGATATCTCCCTGGCTCTGTGCGAATTCCTGGCCAACCGTGGCATGACTGCCTTCGATCCGGCCAAAGTCACTGCCGACTTCAGCTTCAAGCGCGGTTCGAAAGAACTGGTCTGCGAGCTGGACAGCGAGCCGAAAGCTCCACTGGTTGCGCCGGTTGCCGAGGTAGTTACTTCCCAGGCTTCGACTACCGCGCCGATTGCCGATTCTATCCCGGAAACCCCGGCCCAAGATCCCGTGCCTCCTGCAGCTGAGCAGCCGGCCGAGTCTCAGCAGCACGACGCTACCCCAGTAGCCGCTTCCGGTGACGACGACAACCTGTTCGACTGATCATGAGCCAGGTAGCCGAGCGCAGTAAAAAGCGTCATTGGTTCCTGGCCGTGTGGTCTGTGCCGCAGCCTGGAGCATTCCTCCAGGCCAACGCATATTTTTGGGCACCGTCGCGGAATGCAACCATTCCGCTTCTCAACGGTGCCCGGAATAGTCGCGGGTTGCCAGAAAATGCGATTGTCGTCAACGTGGTCTACATGGGCTACATGACGGAAGCGCAGTTGACTGGTGTGCCAATCGCACCTGTGCCGACGGTCACCACTGCCGCTTACAACCTTGGTTTGGAGCAGTCTTTGACTGTGCCCGATCCAAGCCTGTTGGTGAATGCTTTCCCTGAAAGCGACACCTTCAACCACCAGGAGTGGGCACTCGGCGCAGCAGTTGGCCGTGATGTCCGTTCCAAAATCGTTCCTGTCGAAAGTACTCCGCCCGGTCACGTAGCAGAGCATGATCACTAGAACAATCCCCTGTACCCGATCCGTCATGTGGCGGATCGCTGGAGGTACGCTGGATGCTAGTAACCAGCACGAATTCGCCTACGGGCAACAAGAACCTTCCCTACGGGTCAACAGTGCGTGCCTTAAATGGTGCAACGAGAGGTAGGCGTCACACAAGACGTAAAACGCAGATGAAATTGCGCACACCCTCACTGTAAAAGAGGTGTACTGGACCAATTGTTGTATGTCCAAACCAAGGATCGTACCTTGCATGGGTGAAGCCTCTATAAACTTCACTTTGAAAAACTCTACAAAGATTTTGGGTGTCATCAGCTGGATTGTCAGGAAAGCCCCACTACGCAGGGCGGAACTGGCATGTACGCGGGATACGGAGAATCATAAGTAAACTTGTGCAAGTGGCGAGCGTAGCCCACCCAAGCAAGAAGAAAGTGTTATCTAGGGGGTTCGATTCCCTCGGCATCCGCCAAATCCTTGAGCCGGGATATAATGGCCCGTTTACACCGGAACGTATTCGGTTATGTCTGTTCGAACATAAGATCGAACCCAATATCTCATTCAGAGGGGGTATTGGGGAACAACCTGATCGTATCGGGTGCCGATGGCAGGAAGCTGTCGATATAGCGCAGCACTGTCCCAGGTTGTTTCCCAATACCCATTCATGGGTATGTTGTACCGAAATACTGTTTGTGTTTGTGATGTAAGTCCACGCGCAGCGAGTGAGCTGCATTATGCGTCCCCGAGGCTAGCAGGCCCGCATGGGGTTACCGATTCAAGTCCTTGTGTCACGCTTCTGCCGAAGTCCGTGGCATGTGTGCCCGTAACGCACACACAAATAGCCTATATGCTTGTAAGTTGGCCACTTGCCCGAAACATCTAACGCCGTATGCTGACTTTTCGAAGAGGTGTACACAGGAGGGTGTTTTGGTCGTGCAGCTACCACTCAGCGATGAGTGTTGCCATGGGAAGCCGGTAGCTGCACTACCAATACACCCACCCAAAGAAAGGAGCACTTATGTGCCAAGCTTGTAATGATAGCCTGCTCGCAGGCGCTAACGCAGCACGTTTGCTTGCTGCCGCAGCGAAAGACCTGCACATGATCAATGAAACCAAAGCGTCCAGCGTACTGGCTGAAGCTGCGGCCGAGCTGTTCAAAATAGACCCGATCCCTGCCAAGGGTGAAGCGGGCAATACCCAAGCGACCAATAGCGCCGGAGAAACCGATCTGGGGCGTGCACGTCGTGCGCTGAATGACACGCTGCCGGAAGGCGTGACTATCCGTGAAGATGGCGCGCTCATCTTGAACGGTAGTGTAGTAGGACAGGCTCTGCTGGTTCGTCGCTAATGCTGGTCGCAATCAGGCGCCTGTTTGCAGTATGTATCGGCCTGGGCGCCTTGATTGCGTTCTTCACGACTGTTGTTGTGTTGGGTTACGCATTCAAGATCATCGCCTTCGTCTTGGCAGTATTGCTGGTGTTAGCCCTCATTCTGTTCTTGGTTTGGGCCGCGTTCAAAGAGTTCGTAATCGACGCATGGAAAAAGCCCCCTAAATAAGGGGGCTTTTTTATTTTACAGCAATTTGATTGCCGGTAACTCTTTCAAGGTACCCAGGTAACCAAATGCTCCATCATTCAGCGGATTGTTGCCAATCTTGTTCAACCAGCTGGAATCCATAATGGAATCCAAACCAGAGAACATATTGCCCACTACCGCCAACATCAGGCCGCGTGCCGGCTTCTCGCGTACCAAACGCATGATCACCTTCTGGATACGCAAGTAATACTTGGTAAACATCACAATGCCCATATCGTTCAGATATTGCAGAGTGCGGTGCGAAGGGATGTCGTAGTTCACGAAACTATCCTCAGCCAAGCGCAGAGCGTCAGCACTGCTCAATGGATCTTTGCGGCGGGTTGTCACATGCTCGTAGATTGCGAAACGTGCAACCAAGTCAGACAGTTGAGTCGTCTGGCTAAGGAATTTGTACGTTGCGGTGTCATGAGTCATGTAAATCTGCTTACCCAGGGTGCGCAGACCTGCAGGAACTTTGTTGGTGTACTTCTCTACCTTACGGGCGAACTGAGCCTTGTAGGTGTAGCGACTGTCGTCAACTTCAACATCTTCAACGATAGTAGGCATCAGACCTGCATCAACCAGTGGCTTAATCGGGTTACGTGCCAAACGGTCCTGAATCTCCAGGATTTCCGCATTAGCTGCGTCATTGTTAGCGTAGTACCCAATTTCTACAGCTTGTTGCAGTTGCAGCAGGCGTTTCGAATCCTTACGGTAGTCGAGTGCACCTTTGATCGCAATTGCGTGAGAAGAGGCAGCCTTCCGCAATGGAACACCTTCCCAAGCCAGGACAGTCATGTTGGACATGATGTTGCCGGCCAGAGTGACGATGTTCTTGATCACGAGGATGTCTTTGATCTCTTTCACAATGGCTTGCATGATGTCTTCTGCTTGGCCTACACGCAGGCCAGCTTTGTCACCGTACAAGGCAGTTACGATAGAAACCATGGCCTTCTCAGCAACGTTGCGATCCGCAGGGTCCGCATCAAATGCTTCGGTCAGACTGAACTTCCGGTAGCCCAGGATCATATCGACCTGGTCCGCAGGGATGTACATTGCATTGTCTTTCCAGACTTTTTTGATCTCCTGCTTGGTGCTTTCTGGCAGCAGGCGGTAAGCCTCAGCCAAGCCTTTGTCGGCACTGTCTTCTGCAACACGCAGGTAGGACGATGGACGTGAGGTGTAATCAGCACGGTATTGGTCGTACATCGACCGCACAACATCAGCATTCTGTTGGGCCGAAGACACTTTGTCCGCGACTTGACCAGCCATGACGCCCAGCACCTGATCCATTGAGTTATCGCGGTCCAAAAGGACATCGCGGTTTTGCTCAGTCATCATGTGACGGTAGTCAGCAATACGGCCGTCAGGCGCCAGGGTGGGGGCCATGTGCCCAGCTGCTGCGCGACGCGGATCATAAGACATCGGCCGGCTGAACAAATCAGCAATTGCTTGTGCTTTTTGCGTTGCAATTTGCTGACGAACAGCTGCCGAAGTCTGGTTGCCGCCCATCATATTGACCGCCTCGGTGATCGGGCTGGAGCCTTTGGCGTTCATCCCGGTAAACGAGATGGCACCGGTCAGCAACGCAGTCTGGCCGGCACCACGTCGGGTCATGAGCACACGCCCGTTCTGTGCCAAGCCAGTCACATTAGGGTCCGACTGCAGCTCGGTACCCACGGTGTAGCCTGCTTTCAGATGTGCAGCCACGTCCTTCTTGGACACCAGCAGGACTTCGATCTTGTTGTCATGGATCTCTGCCACATAACCGGTCTGCTGCAACGCTTCAGTACCCTGGAACAGGTCAGTCTTAGCTTTGGATTGCAGGCCGGTGTGTAGCTTCAGCATGTACTCAACGCCGTTGCCGTCGGTGCGGTTCATCTCGGTGCGCAATACCTCTTTGGCATTGCGAACGTCGACATCACCGCTGTACGCCAGGGCGTACACGCCCACCAACTGGTCCAGCGCCTTGGACAAAGCAGCATTCGCAGTGCCTTTCTTCTTGGTGCCGAACATGGCCACGATGTTATCCACCGACAGCATCAGGTTGGCCGAAGTCGAGCCACCTACCACTTTGTGGTGAGCGAGGTCTTTTGCCTGGCTGATCATGTACAGGTGGTCCGGGGTAGCAGCAATCACCTGGTTTTCCAGATCAGCACGGTACGCCGCCATTGCAGCAGGATCTTCCATCAGATCACGCAGTCCATCGATACCCTTCTCCGCAGCGATAGCCTGTGCGTTGGTGCGCAGGAACACCCGGGTAAGCGCATCGCGCTGATCCTGAGTAATGCCCTGGCCCTGATTGGCAAACGCCTCATTCACGCTTGCAGCAGTCGTCTCGATCAGTTGCTTGCGGTCCTGCTCGTTACGCTTGGCACCTTTAAACAACTCGGCTGCCAACTGCCGGGAATCGTAGACACCGCGCCATTCAGTCAGCAGGCCCATAGCTACACCGTGGCGGCTTTTCATTTCACGGTCACGGATGTTGGTGACAGCATCCAAAACAGCGTCAAGGCGATTACCGGCAGCCGTGGACACCGCAGCGCCAATACCCGAGACATATGGGATCTTGGAGTTACGAATGAAGCCGGCTTTACCCAGTGCATCAGCTTTTTCCAGCACCGTGTTGCCCACATTGGCCAGCGCAGTTTCGAGCTGGTCAAAATGACCAATCTTGTCGCTGGCGATACGAGCTTTACGCTTGGCTTCGATATCCACCAGCTGCCCTACCAGGGTGCTCAGTGCGGCATTGCCGGCCATACCCGGGGTGACCTTGGTCGCCAGCCGGGATAGTACGGTCATTGCGCGACGGAACAGCTCAGTCAGCTTGCTGGCAATAGGCAGACCCTTCAACGGGGTCTCAGCGTTGAAAGTCGAGAAGCCAAGGGCCGAACGTACTTCCTGCGAGGCCAAGCCAAGTGCAGCAAAACGTGCCAAGTAGTCATTCTTGCCTGTGGCCGTTTGTTGAGGACGGAATAGGAAGTCCCACTTCGCTTTCGCGATGTTCTTCTCATTCTGGCTTGCGGTAGCCCAATCACCAGAATGGAGGTTGCGACCATCCGCGTTCAACGTAGAACGTGCTTCCTTGAACAGGTTTTCCAGACCTTGGCGAACGAATACCGTTTCCTTGGTCTCCATCGCAGTGGCTACGGTAGCTTGCACCGATTCCAGCACAAAGGCTTCTTGCTGGGACAATACGAACTGCGAAGCAGTCGCTTGTGTGCTGAATGGCAGCTGGCCAGTGGCCGTTGCCTTCAAAAACACATCCAGTGGGGTCATTGCACGGTTTGCGGATGCGGTTTCCTTGAATGCACCATATGGGCCATAAACCGGGTCAACAGTCTGTGCCAACAGGTCTTTCAAGTAGGCAGCGTGAGCCGGATCAGCTTTATGGTTGCCGACGGCTTCCAGTGCATCGAATACCTGCTCGGCAGTCATAGCGTTGACGTGATCCACAGCATCTTCGTACTTGTGGGTCAGTGTCTCGCGCTTTGCCTGGGCAGCAGCGGATTCTTTGAACAGGACAGCGGAGTTGGCAACCAGGTTGGCCATACCATTGTTCAGCTTCACGTTGTTGTTACCAAACAGCATTTCGGTCAGCGACTTGATGAAACCTTTCAGACCGTCGAGGATCGACTTGTCTTTCTGCGCCACGGTCACCTGGCCCAGGACTTCCTTTTGGAAATCTTGGTTGGTCAGGCCCCACGCCAGCAGCTCGTGCACGTTGGAGGTAGCATTGCGGTATTTAGCTGACAGCTCACCATTGTTGGCGATGAAGTCTTCAGCAGCAGCACGCAGTGTCTCCAGTTGTGCAACAGCACGGCCAGACACGGTCTCTTTACCTTGGTTTGCGTCGATCAGGTTCGCCAGAGCAGCGTGGACCAGTTCATGGGTCAGCAGCTCAGGAGTGATACCGGATTCAACGAACTCAGGCGATTTGATAAACAGACCAGCCTTACCTTGGCGCTGTGCGTACCAACCACGGGACTTGTCCACACCTTCGCCGAACGCACCTTCAGGGCCGGTCTCGGAGGTGATGTAGGTCACTGGCATGGAGGCGTCGAAGCCGCGCTTGGCCATTTTCAGCACAGTCTGCTGGAACGGGTCTTGAACGTACTCAACCAGCGAATCAGCCAGGTTGCGTGCAGTCATTTGCGTGTTGCTCAGCATTTCGACCAGGTTTACGTCGGACTGCACAACTGGAGTGCCCAACTTGCCCCAAACAGACAGCTTGGCCTCGGATGCAGCGTTTACTGCTTCAACCACGTCAGCAGCTTGATGTTCCGGTAGAGTTTGCAGGGCATCAGCCAGGGTGCGGTTACCTGAAACCATGGAGTCAATTACCTGGACCACGGCCGGAGTTTGCTCCAGCGAAGCCAGGGTGTTGAGGGAAGTGGCCGGTGCCAGCGTGGTAACGGAGCGTGCCGACAGCTCAGCCTGCTTGCCAGCAACGTAGGTCGCCGATTCGATACGAGCAGTGGCGTCCAGTTGGTTGGCAACCGATTCAGCCGCAGCGTTGAAGGTGGAGCCCACTTCACCCAACTTGGTTTGTGCCTTGGCACGATCCGCGTCGGTAACGAGGTAAGAGCCGCCGTCGGTGGCGTATTGGCCGATGGCCTGCATGTTGCCCAGCATTTCCAGCTTGTCGGTGTCTGCCTGACGGGCAGTTTCACGGATAGCGGTCAATTGCTCGGTGATGCTGCCACGCTTCTTCTCAGTACGGGCAACCATCTTCTCACGCAGCTTTGGTTGGATACGTGCGGCCAGAGTCGGGTCACGCATCACATTGGCTACGCCGGCCAGCACTTCATCGAGCATGTTGCTCATAGAGGTGGCGGACGAGTAGTCCAGCATGGTGTTGAATGTGGCTTTGTTCAGTTCCTGGCCCACTTTCGCAACGTTGTTCAGGTCAACGCCTAGGGCGTCGTGAACGTTCAGCGCCTGCATAATGCCGTACACGGCAGAAGCAATTGCGGAGTCGCTGGAGTGAATGGAGGTAATGAACGGCATTACACCCGGGTCCACGTCTTGCACGCGAGAAGACGACAGACGAGTCGAACCGATACCGTTCATGGAGCCGTCAGGTGCGATGGTGTTCACCATTTCACCGAAAGCGACTTCTTGCTCGTAAGCGGCAGACGAGTCCATGGTCTTCTGCGACTTGGCCATGTACATGCCGGCTTCGCGCTGGCCTGAGGCCTGGGACATAGCAGTTTGCAGGATCGGAGCCATATCGCCCATGATCGAGTTCACTTGGTCCTGTTGGGCCTTGGTCAGCGTGCGGATTGCGGCGCCAGCATTGTTGCGTGGCACATCAGGGCTGGAACCTTCAACGAACTCGGTTACACCTTCGCGAACGGCGTTGAACAGGTCAAACGACAGCTGGGCTGTCTGGTTGATCACGTTGCGGCGTGCGATGAAGGTTGCGTAGTTGTCGGCCAGCGCTTGCTCAGTTGGCTCACCCAGCAGCTCGTAGAACGAGTCTTTCAGGGCTTTCTGCTGTGTAGCATTCAGCTTGGTTTCCAGAGCCGCTTCGTAGCCAGTGTTCACGTCCAGGTTGTTCTTTGGGGAACGAATCAGGGTGTTCACGGCGCCGAACAGCTCAGCAACAGCAGCGTTGTCACGCTTGGCAGCAGCATCTTCGATACGGCTGTAGATCGCTTCAACGAAGCCGTCGGCCATACCTTCAACGGCAGTCTTCGGGTTCGAACCGAACATCAGTGCGGTCAGGGGCTTCTTGATGATGTTACGACCTTTGGAGGTCACATTGCCTTCTGCGGTTTGCAGTTGGCCGGTGATTACCTGCATAGCGTTCAGCATGCCGACCTGACGGCCTTGAAGGCGGTTCAGGGCACCGGCAATGTTTGACTCGTACAGGTCGAGGTTGCCCTGGGCCTTGTAGTCGTTGAACTGCTCAAACGGGCTGTCCAGCTCAAAGAAACCACCTTGGTTCATGGTTTCGAAGCCTTTGGCACCCAGCATCAACAGGGAGAGCATCGGGCCGTTGGTTACGCCGTCCACTTCACCCATCATGGAAGTTTGGAACGAAGGCTTGCCATCCTGCTCAGCAATGCGCTGTTCAGCCAGGGCAACCATCGCGTCGAACGAATGGAACTTCTCGCCAGCGGCTTTCACGCCGTCAACGATTGCAGCTTCATTCACTTGACCATTGTCACGCAGAACGTCGACCAGTGCGTCGATACCAGCCTGAATGGCAGGAACTTGCACAGCCGCGTCGTAGCCGGCCAACACTTTAGCAGTGGTGGTGGCTTCAGTCTTCTTACCGAACGCTTCCAGCACACGCAGCTTGAAGTTGTCCATTTCCGCTTTGTTGTCCAGGCGCACATCGGCATTCCACTCGGACATGGCCAGCATGTGACGATGGATCTTCGAAGTCTGTGGGTTGATCACGTTTGCGGTCAAACCAACGCGCTGAGGCTTCCAAACGGAACGACCGAAGAACAGTGGTTGCTCAAGACCCTGTGTGGAGCTATCGGCGGCCATCGCATTGATGAACGAGTCAAAGTTGTCCACTTGTTGGATCAGACCATCATTCTTCGCCTGGCGGGAAGCCAGGTTCTCAACGTGGGTCGGTGAGTCGGTAGTCGACACGACGCCACCCATTTCGTACAGAGCTTGCTTCGACAGCTTGCCCCATACGTGCCACATGTTCTGACGCACGACGTGAGCTTTTTTGCTTTCGCCTTCCAGAACTTTGGCCAGAACCGACGGAACCTCTTGCCCGGTGCGCTTTGCGAATTCTTGGGTAAAAGACAGCGGTGTGTAGCTTGGCTCGACGCCCGCAGCCTCCACGGCGAACAGTTTTGCAACTGCCGACTGGGAACCGGTCGAACGCTCACGAATACGCTTCACAACTGGTGCTGGTTGTAGTTTGCCATCAGCATCGGTCATCGAAGCCACGGCAATGAAGTTGTGGGTCAGTTTCGCATCAAATTCAGTGTTACCCATCAGGGCTTGTAGCTTCTGGTCAGCTAGTTGAGTACGGGTGACCATACCCAGCTTGACCATGGCCGCGATAGCGCGCTCGCCGATAGAGGCTTCAAGCTTGCTCATTTCGGCACGAGTACCTTCCTGGCTTACTTGCAGGCCCAAGGCTTGCACGATACGACCACCAAGCTGCGACGCTACGACCGACTCTCGGGTACCGATAGACGATAGCGCAGCATACGCAGCATTGGAGATTTCGTCGTCCAGGTCGCGCATCAGAATAGTGTTGATCGACTCAGGACTGTTACGCAGTTGAGTTGCGTTTTCGTTTGCCCACGAGAACATGCCATAAGACACGGCAGTCGCCAGGTTCTCATCAATTGTGCCGTCGGCATTCTGCAGAAACTGCGCCATGTCCCGGTAGAAAAAGTCCGGACGTTTGGCACGAGTTGCAGTGACCTTGAATTGGTTGCGCACGGCTTGCTCAGCAAATTGAGCGAAGTTGAAAAATGCATTGAGTGCGGTGACTTGTGGGGCCGGCAGCGGGCCTTCTTGCTTAAGGAAGTCTTGCACGGTCACTTCGCCAGCCTTGATGGCGGATGCGAAGTCTTTGACAGCTACCAGCGGGCGTACGCTTGCGTCTGTGTCGGAACCGACCTTTTGGTCAAACAGTTCAGCGACCAGGTTCACATTACGGTAGTTGTCGGCAGTTACTGCTTCCCCAGTGCGACCGTCGAAGGTGGTGAGCTGGCCAGCATTTGCTGGGACAGACTCGGCCTTATCCGAGGTGTTTTCCGGGTTTACGGCAGCTTCTTCGGCTACAGCAGTGTCAACAGTCTCATTCTGTGCCGGAGCTACCGGGGCAGTTTCAACAGTTGCAGATGGTGCAGCTTCTGGAGCTTGAGCAGTAACTTCACCCTGTTCAGCAGTCGGTTGCACAACCGGGGCAGCAACAGGTGTTGGAGCAGCATTTACCAGAGCTTCGAATGCGTCAGCAGTCTTCGCCAAAACGTCCGCTTCAGCAACTACACCGTCGCGCAGTTTGAAGGAACGGGCGGAAACTTCCAGGCCACCGGCTTCTTTCAGGGCTTTGCCCTTCAAGTCAGTCGGACCCCATTCGCCTTGCTCATTCCGCACCAGGGCAATCTTGTTGTCGGTACCTTTCACTTGCTCGTAGGCAGCGGTGATGGCATCGGCTTTGGATTGCTGGCTGACAGCGAAACTGCGAATGCCATCGACTTGCGAGCGGGCTGCAGTTTCGTTGCCATCGGCCAGGGCCATACGGACAGCATTGCGATATTGCGAGATACCCTTGAAGCCGGGACCGCCAGTGGCGATTTCCGCGCTAACGCCAGACATGCCCTTCAAGGCATTGGCTGCCACCTGTGCTTCAGTGAAGAGGCGCATGGCGTTACGCTGCGGCTCAGTCAGGCTTTCACTCTGTGCGAGAGATTCAGCGACCGAGACGGGCACGGATTCAGGGTTGGTCATGGTCAGGGTCAACAGGCGGTCATAAGACTCCTTGTCCCCTGTCTGTGCTTCGTTTGCAAGCGACTCGACCTCAGCCAGCTCAGGACTGGAGTCTACGCGCATGCGCTCACCGGCAGCGTGGATCTCACCCAACTGACTTTCCAGTTGAGCAGCTCGTGCCACATCAGCTTTACGTTGGGCAGGCGTGTACGACGATACAGCTTCATGGATCTCGCGCATTTCAGCGATATCGGCTTGGTTTACACCAGTGGCTTCCATCTGCTGGATGATTTGCGAGATTTGTTCAATACGCTCCGGAGAGGTGTTGTCCAGGCGAGCTTGGATCGAAGACAAGTCTGCGGTCACATCTTGCTGAATACGGTCGACCTGAGCGAGGTTTTCCTCGACTTTGGCACCATCTTGCAGGTTCATCTGGTGCAGCGCTTCAACAGCGCGGGCCGGATTATATGCAGGGGAAGTGCTGTCGGTCAGGGACGAAACGTCACCGGTTTCCACAGCCGAAGTGAATGCTTGTTCTACAGCTTTGCGTTGAGCCGGGGCAGTGCTTTTACCGCCAGCAATCTCAGCGCCCAGGTGGAAGTTACCGCCGACCAGCGCACCAATGGTGAAGCCTTCGACGATGTCCTCCAACGAGGTTTCTTTCAGCTGGGCGCGATTCTCTGCATAGGTTTGGTAGCCTTCGGTCACGCCTTCACGTGCACCGGCAGCACCAATACCGGCAGCAGCAGCCATCGCTTTGTTGCCCGAGCCAGTACCAGCAGCACGCAAGCCTTTCAACAGGCTCACGTCGCCAATAGTTTCAGCAGCAGCGGCCGATGCAGCAAACAGACCCATTTCAGCCCGGGTGTCTGCATCAGGCAATTGCCCTTCGTTTTTTTCCGCGTACTCACGAATACCCTTGCGATATGCGTCATAGCCGTAGCCGGCGTTAGATGCAGTCAGCAAACCAGGGTTATAAGCAGCAGCGATCAGCTGCGGGATGTTTTCCGCTACGTACTCGCCCACCGCCAGAGGATTCTTCAAACCAGCCTTCAAAGCTGGTCCTACTGTCTTACCCAGGCCCAACACACCTTCACCAGCCGCTTCCAGGTACTCGCCTTCGTCATAGGCCTCTTTGGCCCCACGGAGTTGAGCGGTACCGTCAGAAACAGCCTCACGGATGTCACGACTCAGCACATCACGCTGGTCATTGCTGACAATGCTGGAGATGTCGAAGAAATCAGCCACATCTTGGGAGACTTCTTGCAGACCCTGGGTGCCTTGCAGGCGCTCCAGATAAGTCTGCGGAATGCCGTCATCCAGTGGTGCAGTCTGGTTCAACAGAGCCATATCGGCTTCAGTTGCTTCGTTGGTTTTAAGACGGTTGAATGCCTGCACTTGTTCTTCAGGAACTGTGCCTTGGGCCATGCCAGAGATCAGATCGATAGGGAGGGTGGTGATATTGCCGACAGTGCGGCTGGCACCCGACGCAAAGGACGCAGCAAAGTTGATTGCCTGTCCGATGGTGTCATCTTGGTCAAACCCAATTTTTTCGATAAGAGACTGCTTCTTAGATTCAGAAGCTGCTGCAACCGATTCAGCTTTTGCCGAAAGGTCAAAGAGGGGCTTAAAGCCCCCCTCTGCTGCAGCAGGCACGCCGGCAGGAAACAATTCGTTGAAACCGAAGTTGTTATCGCCGTTTGCCATGTATTGTTACTCCTACTGGATGTTAAGTACCTGCCCTTTTGGTGGCCAAGAGTCAGGAATATCCTCGTCAGGGCCAGGCAGGAGATTTGGGTTTGACTTCGGAGAAGTGACCGGTTTATTGCCTGCCAGCTCAGCGAGTGCACTAACGATACCAGAAGTGTCCAGCGTAGAGCTAGACCCCAGGTGCGTTTTCGCCCGTTTAACTGTTTGCATGAAATTGTTCGCAGCAGCCCGTGCATCCTGGGCATCGCGCACTTTAGCGCGGTTACCCGCACCTTTATTACCCGATAGGCTATCTTTGAGTTCCGAACGGATGGCATCCATCGGGTTATCAAAGACGTTCCAGTTATTGCTGTGCGAGTTGATCACCTGCTGCAGGATTGCAGGGGGCACCTTATAGATCTCCCCATCTACCTCGATACCTTTCGATAACAGCTCGGTAACACCGGTCTGCATCTGCTTGTAGTCAGTGCTGTCGGAGTTGAAATAGGACTCAAAGTTCTTGAGACCTTTTGCCCCACCAAGCAACACGGCCGCATCCTTCGCAGGATCATCCGAGGTTTTCGACCATTCGTTACCCTGGAGCCGAGTATTCAGGATTTCCTTGGCCTGGTTCGACGCATCATCCAGTACCTTGGCCCCGCGCTGGAATTGGCGTTGTTCGTTCCGATCTTGCCGCTCCTCGTTACGAATAATGCGGTTTTCCGCCGCAGCTGCCATGGACTCCTGAAATTGTGCGATTTGACGCGTCTCAGCTCGCCCCTGACGCGCCTGGTCTTCTGCCGCATAACCACGACGGGTTCGTGCATCAAGCACGCCCATCAGGTCTGTGGTGACCTTACCTTCGTTCAGAAACTTAGTATCGTCCAGAAGTTTAGCCACGCCTTGGGCATCGCCCGAACGCGCCAGCTCTAAGCCGTGGTCGATGATGTAGCGCTGTTCCCGTTCCGTCGCTTGATCCTGGAACTGGTTTGCAGCCACGGTCTGCTTTTGAAGGTTGGCGACTCGGTTGTCGATAGCACCGCGAGTTGCATTGCGATCAATTGCGGCACCGTAGCCGGCACGCTCAGCTTCGAGGGCTGCACGCTGTTCAGGGTCTTGTAGTCCATCGAGTCCCGCCGCGTTTACGGCGTCGAGGTACTTCGCCGTGTTGTTTGCCTGGACCGCCGCAGAGTTCTTTTCCTGCAGGCGAGCTTCGTTTTTGAAGATGTCCTGCAAAGCATTGAAGCTCTGCTGAACCTGCTGGTTGCCGAGGGAAAGCAAAGCGGTGGCGCTCCCGCCACCTCCCCCGCCAATGTTCCGCCAAGTGATAGGGCCGGCCATGGTTACACCGCGTTCTTCTTGAGGTAGGAGTCCACCGACTCATAAGCGCTGGAGTTTGACGCTACCCGGGCACGTTGACGATCTTCCAACTCAGTGTTGATCGACTTGCGTTGCGCGTTGAAGTTAAGGTCGAACTGGCGTACCGATTCCTTGAACTGGTTTTCAGCCAACTTGGTAGCCTTATTACCCTGGAGTGCACCAAATACAGCTTGGCCTGCGCCCAGGGCAACAGGTGCCCAACCGCCCGTGGTGATACCGGTGTTTGGATCGGTACCACCGAACAGGCTTTGACGGCTGAACAAACCAGGGGAGGCAGCAGGTGCGCCGCCAATCACGTTACCCATTTGGGTACCGAAACTGGATTGCTGGCCACCGAACAGGTTGCCAAACAGGCTGCCCCCGTTACCGCTCCCGAGAATCTTGCTGAAGTCAAAGTTGAAGGGCAAAAAGCTATTATCAGCCATTAATGAAAGTCTCCCGCGTTTGATTGAATGTAGGGAGCTGCGTTTGCACAGCCACGTAGTTTTCGGTCATGTCGAAGCTTAATGCGCCGATATTGCCCGCGTGCACAGTACGATTGTAGTAATCCCCAGGAGATTCCCCCAATACGAGCTGTGGTCCCATTTTTACCACATCGAATGCCTCAAGTCCCACGATTGAGGGAATAAGGCCCAACTCCTGCATCTTAGCAGCAAGTCCATCATATTGATCCTGTGCCCATTCAGAAAATGACACAGCATCGTCTACGATGTTTTGAATACCCGCTGCTATCTGTTCTTGGCTTACTGTGGCAGCTTCGCTTACCAGAGCTGTACCTACCTGAACAAGATTCTGTGCCCAGGACGAAGACAGCTGCGTAGAGGCTGCTGTGCTATTGCCATACAGCACCGCTACGATAGCCACAATCAGGGCAAACTTAGGGCCGGCAACCTTCACAAACAGCTTCACAGCAAGCGAGACCATCACAGCTTGGACGATCAACGTGAGCACCGTGATAATCAACGCGGTCGCACCTAACGATGCTGCAGCGACGATAGACTGCCATGCGGTACCGCCTGAAAAGATGGTCACCACTACAGCGATAACCAACAGCACAATCTTGAACGCGCTCGACGCATACCAAGGTGTTGTTGTTATCAGCACCGTGTTCACCACAAGGATCAGCGAGCGGCACAATAGTTGCTCGCGCGCAGGCACCGAAAGCGTTTTGACGATTTCAGAATCCAAGGGAATAAGTAGGTTGGTAGATTGTGCACCAGCCGCATAACCTTTCTTGCGGTGCACCTCATAGTTGGCCCGCAGCCCGTATACAATAATTTCTTCGTAAATCGTGTCAGTTACCTGGTATTGGTACACCCAACCAGGCTGATTTGAGATTGACGATCCAACTCCAGAACCTTCTGGCGTTTGTGTCAAAAAGCTTTGCTTATCCTGCGACATAATGCCGAAGTGCGAATTGTACGTACGAATCTTACCAATAGACCCAATTAAGCGACGTTTCGTAATGCCGCTGAACTGCAGCGTCATTGCAAAGCGATTGTCTTGGATGCGCTGGTATTGCGAAGGGGATGACGTAAAGTTATCCATCCGCCCAGCTAAAGTAGGATCAAGCACAGATTGCGACTGCGCATTGGCGTGCAGAGCAGAAAAATGCTTAAACAAATACTCACGGCAGGCCTGGTTAGCGTTACCCGGTTTAACCGCCATCATCAGCAGGCTTTGTTCAACATCACCCAAGTTTGGGTCTTGCAGCACCCCATCGTGCAGAGTGTCGTAGTTAACCCCGATAGTGCTGCACCAATCACGCATTTGCTTGATAGTTTCACGGGTCTCCACAAAAGTGACATCTTCACCCTGTAGGCGGAAGTAAACCCAAGGGAAGTAAGTACCCAGGGTGCTATCTTCCATAGCGTAAGCCAGGTCAATAGAAGGGTAAGTACCGCTGTTGTGCAGGTACGTGAAGAACCCGGTACGCCCTGTTGTGTCCACATAGCGACACATATGGTAGTCAGCGATGTTCTCAAACGCAGCCATGGACACAGTCATACCCCGTTGCACAAATGCACCGGAATCGTCCTGAAACTCGTATTCGATGGTGACGTAATCTTCAGTGGCTACATCACTGACTTCAAATGCAGGTTGTTCAGCGTATTGCCCGATACCTGAGAGGACATTAAATGGGGCCGACGGGCGATACCCGGAACGCGGGGAAGGTCCTAATTGGGCAAGCATACCCAGGTCATTGGTTTCCACCATCCAGTCATAGTCCGCACGCAGATACGTAGCGATGATATCTGTGAGGTAGCAGGGGAATCCCACTTGCGCGGACACCAGAGTCAGCTCATTGGTTTGCGCGTTGTAGCCAAGGGCGTCGTAGCAGTGTTGCCAACCAAAGTGCATAGAGTTGAGCGGACCCATGTAGTAGTACTCAGGGGTGATCGCTCGGCCGATGTTTGCGGAAATTGCTGCAACAACCTGGTCTTTTGCCTGGATGTAGGTAGCTACCTGAGCTTTCGGAATACCTACGTTATAAGGCTTGGCCTTCGTGTTGAAAATGCCCGTCATAGCACGAATACCGATAGAACCAACAAGCTCGTCGAGCATTGTGGGCACAATATCGGTTTCCTGCAGCACACCCTTGATAATGCCATTGAGTGCACTAGTAGGGATCTGTCCTTCTTCAAATACCGGCTGCGTCGTAACGTTCACCGTATATTTTTTCTTGTCGCTGAATAGCCCCATTATTTTCTCCAAAAGAAAAGGGGAACCTAAGTTCCCCTATCCTAACACGCTTGGTTTAAGCGTTGACGCCGCCAAGCAGCGCATTTACTGCACGGCCTACGTTGGCATCGTTCAGCTGGTTGACTACGTCGGCTACGGTACCAACGTCCGTGGTACGACGTACGTTCCACGAGTCGATCATCAGCTTAGCAGCCTTCTGCTCTGCATCACGCTGGAAGCCATCAGCCTGTGCAGTGTACAGCGCAATCTGCTTACCGATTACCGAGTTTGGCTCGATAGCGATAGCGGATGTCTGCGCTTTCTCGGTTGCAACCTTCTGGTTGACCAGGGAAGTTTGAGCGACCGTCTGCAGGTTCGTCGACAGGGCGATGTCAAAGTTCGCCTTGAGTACGCACTCTTCAGCCTTGAGGTTCTCGACTTGCTGTACCTGGACCGCAGTTTGAGCTGCAATCAGGTCACGGGTCAGAATCTCACGCTCCAGCTCGGCTTCAGCCAGCTTGATCTGCGCTTCGGTCAATCGTACCTGGGCTTCGACCAACTGCGCCTTGTAGGCCGCTTCGTCCTTTTGAAGCAAGAAGACCACGGCATTTTGCAATACCGGGGTCAGCGCTGTCAGATAGACATTGGCGTAGTCCGCGCCCCGCAGGCGGTTCTCTTGGAACTCCTGATTGAGGTGCGCGGACATTGCACGCATGAGCGTGTCGAAAGCACCAGAACCGTCAATCTTGGCTTCGGTAAGCGAAGCCAGTGTGATTGGATCTGGAGTTGCCATCGTTATTCACCAGTCCCTGCGGCCATGGCCTGACGTTGGCCCAGGTCTTTCAGTTCGCCCTTGGTCAGAGGCGGCAGCACGCGAATGTTGTAAGCCTTCACATTACGCGGGACTTTGACTTCGATACCGGCGCGACCAGTCTTCTCGCTGTCGAACACCAGGTATTCTTTTTCGAGCAGCATATCGTAGAGCACTTTCTCGATGTGCCAGTCACGGTTGAACGGTACGAAGCGCTGGATAGTACCGAAGTTGCGGTTCGATACGCAAAGCAGGTCACCCTTCAGGTTTTTCTTCGAAGGGTCCATGCAACTGACGTTCACACGTACCAGGGCCTGGGCTTCACGGCGCAGTCGGTTTTTGCGTTGGCCTTCGGTTTCGTTCTCCGGGGCTACTGCTTCAGAGGCAACGGAAGCCAGGCTCGGCATCAACGACGGAGTCGGCGCAACCGGCGACTTGATTTCGTCGGTGTCGACAGTTTCGGTCGGAGCAGGCGCAGCAGTTTCAGGCACTACTGGTGTAGCTGCAGGAGTTGGGGCCGGCGCTGTAACGGTATCGGTCTTCTCACCGGAGACGGCAGCGTTTACCACCTCGCGCAACTTTTCAACGCCCCAGCGGCCGTCGATGGTGATGTTCAACTGAGCGGCCCGCTTCTGCAGGGATTCGAGTTCAGTTGGGGTTTGTACTTCAGTTTGTTCGGTCATTGCGTTTCTCCTGGAAACGTTGATGGTTGTACCCAAAAGGGGAGCCGAAGCTCCCCAAATGGTATTACTTTGCCCTTACAGGCGCGCTACGGTTTTTATCAGACCGATACGCTCGGAACGCAGGGTCATGAAGCCGTAGTACCACTTGATGGCCATGAAGCCCATCTCACCGTACGGGTCCAGACGGTCGGCGGTTTCAACGCCTGGCATCTTCTTGATGATCTTGAACTTGGTCGACTGGCCGTCAGTTTGGAAACCGATGGTAGTGAACGAGCCTTGACCGATGCAGAGCATTGGGAACACGTCGTAGTTGGTGCCGTTGTCGTGGTTGGACGCATCGCCCGCCTCGATAGCCGCGCCAGCACCAGCCCACTTCAGCATTTCCGGCACGATGATGATACGGAACTCATCGATCTGGCCGATTTCGCCGATCAGGGTTTCACCGCCGGCCGCGTACTTCTCGACAGAGATGAAGGCCGGATTGCCGTGCATGTCCTTCATCGCTTTCAGCGTCGGGATCAGCTCGGAGCCGCAGTGCAGCGGACGGGCACCCGGGATGGTACGGGTGTCGGTCAGGCGAGTACCGTTGATCTGCGTGATCTGACGTGGAGTGCGGTTGTTGGTCAGCTGAATGCCCAGGCGCAGCAGGTCATCGTAGGTGACCAGGTCATCTTTACCGATGGTTGCAGTGCTGGTGGCATCACCGGCATAACGGATCACGCCAGCGGCGTTGAGAATGTCGATCTGCAGGGCAGCTTCGGACATCTGGTGCGCACCGGTCACCATTTCACGGGTGATGTGCATGTCCAGCTCGGCGTCGCTGTCGAAGTCCAGGGATTCCTGGGTGAATTCGTCGTAGAAACCGAATTTTTCCAGGGTACCTTCCAGCTCGATACGGGTGAAACCAACGCGGTTAACGCGGCCACCGGTTTCGGTCAAGGCCGGCAGCTTGCCCGGGATCAGACCGATGTCTTTGCTGGAGCCGTACAGGTTGCCGTTGGCAATGGTGGCGCCGTTGGCGTCAATGCCCTGATCGTTGACGTTGCGGTCGTCGAGCAGAGGAATGTAGTGGAACTTGGTGATCTTTTTGCCCATGTTTTTGGGCATGGTGGTCACGTCGGCCAGTTGGGTGAAGAACTGCTCTTTACGCGCTTCGATCAACGCCTGCTTCTGGTGAAACTCCTCATAGGCCTGCGGGCCGATGCTGGAAGGAGTGCCAGGCGGGGCGTTGTACTTAGCCGGTTTATAGAGGTCTGGAGCTGCCATGTCGGAGGTATCCTTTTAACGTTTCAGGGTTTTCATGAAATCCTCGTCGCTCATAGCGAGAAACTTAGGATCTTTTACTTCTTCAGTTGCAGTCGTTACACCCTTCGACGGGGCAGCAGCGCGACGGCGTTCTTCATCAGCTGGTTTAGCTGGAGAAGCTGGTTTGCCCGGAGTTACCAGTTTTTTCACTGGGCCCTTCGGAGCCGGGGCGTTAAAGGCACCAGCAGCGGCCATTTCTTGGCCAACCTGGTTGTACACTTGCATCAGCGGTACGCCTTTAAAGTTACCCAAAACTTGTTGGCGGTTCACTTCGTCCATGACTTTGTCATAAACGCCATTTTCCACCTGTTCGGTCAACTGTGCCAGCGACTGTGGGTGCTGACCAAGCAAAGCTTGCGATGCCTGGTCCCAACCCTTCATATCACCGACAAGTCGCTCGAAATGTTCGTTACCGTTCAGATCAGCTACAACTTCTTCGATTGCCATAGTTGCTTCGGACGGTGCACGGGATTCCGAGCGGTACGCTGCAACTTTGTCGTCGTCGAGGTCGTGTACATCAATCTTGCTATCTTTCAGCAACTTGCCGATAGCTTCCGGTTTTCCAGCCAACAAGTCAACCGCAAACGACAACTTTTCGTGGTCAAGCATGCCGTTTTGTTCGAGAACGCGAACATATCCCAAGTTCTTCTTATCAGCGGCACGCTTCTGCGAATAGTTGGCGCCCATCTGGATAAGACGGATCGCTTCGTCAACAGTCTTCACCTGCATGTCGCGGCCGTTCGCACGGATAGTGCCGAAGATACGTTCGATACCTTCCGGCAACTGAACAGCAGACTCAGCGGGTGTTGCAGCTTCTTTGGGTTTCGGCTCTACCGGGAGGCCATCAGCCCCAAGTTCTGGCTCGACTTCAGCATCTGCTGCAGCAAGGTCGAGAGCTGCTTGTTCTTCAGCAGTTGGGCTGCCTTCTTGCGGCGTTTCTGTTTCTTGCTCAACTTCTGCGGGCGTACCAGGGACAGCAGCAGGCTCAGTGACTTCTGCGGTGGCAGGTACTTCGGGAGTAGTTTCGACATGAGCTTCAGCCGCCGCTTGCACTTCGTGCAGTTTGGTTTGACCTGCGGACATAAAGTCCGCATCGGACATCGAGAGGAAATCACCGGACATGATTAACCCTCCAGTTCTTCGCGCAGTTGAATTTCAAGCTCTTCTTCGTGGTCTTTCTTAGTACGGGCAGCGACTTCGCCGGCCAGTCGTACCTTACGGAAGTAGGCGTTCAACTGTGCAACGGCAGACAGGTCACGCACGACGTTGGCCTGGCCTTGGGGAGTTTCACATGCAGGATCTGCGAGCATGAGGGTGAGACGGTGGGATTCCTTCTCCATGTAACCGGTCATGATCAGCGTGTTGAAATCGGGGTGTTGCAGAAGAGTTTCAAGGCAACGCGCCATTTCGATGCGTTCGTTGCACTGCTCGATGGTTACTTGAACTTCTTTAGTTGCATTGCCCATTTGGGTTGCTCCAGGTTGTGTTGAAAGGGGACTTCGTTAGAAGTCCCGGATATTACCGTTTGTCGTTACAAAGCGCCAGGCTTATTCATCTGACTTGCTTCTTGTTGGCGAATTGCCGACTGAACTGCCTGCAATCCTGCCTGACCTTGATGCTGCTTGTCCATAAGCTCTTTGTCACGCTCTTGTTTAACGCCCGACTCCTGTTCCAGGAAATCGAGGTTCGTTTTGTCAGCATTTGCATTCAATGCGTTTGCTTTAGCAACTTCGGTACCTTGTTTGACCTGATGCAGTGCAGCATTGCTGCCGTACTGTGCAGCTTTGGCCATCTCGGATGCGATCTGTGCTTCCAGCAACTTGATCTCCAATTGTGCCTTGGCTTGAGCGAGAGGGTCAGGTTGCGGCTGATAATCCTCAATACGTTTGGCCAGGTCTGGCATTTTACGCAGGCGGGCGATATCCGACAGGATAATCGCAGTGACCTCCCATCCAGCGTTAGGGCCCACAGTCTGCAACATAAACGACAACTCTTGAGCTTTGGCGTTGTCTTCTTCAGCAGTGCTGATACCCAAGCTGATATCGAAGTTACCTGCCAGGTCGTCGCGTCGGATATCTACAAACGATTCGTTGGTAACCCGTATGACTTCCTTGTCTTCCAAGAACACTGCGTTCATGGCGATCAGCTTACGGCCGGCTTTGACTACACCGGAAGCCAGACGACGAAGGATACCCAGCTCGCGCTTCGACGCAGCATCCAAAGCACCACGCACACCAGTAGCAGTATCACCCAACGAAGCTCCATTCAAACCAGCAGAGAAAGCCTGGACCCCCGTGATGGCCTCGGCCTGCCGGTTCTGAGACTCCAGCATTTGCCATGCCGACACAGGAATTTCCTGGAAGGTGTGCATATGGATAGCGGACCGTGGATCGTTGCCTGGGTTGAACTCGTAGTTGCGGCCCTCATTGAATTTGCGGAGGTTGGGCGCATCTAGTGCGCCTTTGGCCATGCCGACTTGCCCGTTGGCAGACTTGGCGAACACGTCGATGATTCCGCGCTGCACAGCACCAACAGTTTTCTGGTTTTCGATTAAAAGCGAGCCGTCGCTTTCGCCATAAACCGATTCATACACCGGAAGGTACGGAATGGCCACGAACGGCAGCTGCTCGTCGGGGAAGGGGTTCTTCTCCATGCGAATCAGCACATCGCCTACCCAAGTTGCAACGAATGGCTGTACTTCACCGGAGCCGTCAAGATCACGGAAACCCCAGTACTCGTAAGCAATCATCTTGGTCCGCGCTTCATCCGCGAAGTTAAACGTTTTGTCCTTGGCGTTTACCGAGTAATCCGGCTCAGACAGAGGCTGGGCTTGGTCTTTAACGATCTTGTCCAGGTTCTTGTATCGGCCGTCCTTGCGCAGTTCAGACTTGCTCGTTTGAAACTTATGCACAATGAAGCCGGCGTTTTCGAGGATACCTTTGCAGGTAGGGTCGACAATGATGTTCTTGTGCGAAACCACCTCAATAGAGGGGTGATTTTTAATCACATCCTCATGATCTTCTTCGATTGCGCCAACTTGTACGGGGGCGTACGGAATACCGTCAGTCTTGAAGGTTTCGTAGGCAAGGCGATAACCCTCGTCTACTTCGTAGTACTGAGACGGGGACTCCTGCTCAAGCTGGGCAATCTCCTGCATGATGTCCATGTATTCGCCGTTTGGCGTCAGCTCGTACTGTGGAACCATGCGTTTGACCTGCTTTACTTCACGCGTCCAGCCCGTCTTAAGGAACGCGACGCCGGTATCCACGGCACAACGCACCATCGTATCGATCAGGTGCTGCTTGTCGATGCGGGTATTAAGCTGGTTGTTCAGCAGAAGTCCGTTCTGAATAGCGGAACGGCGATCTTCCCAGGTCACCGGTTTCAATTCAAAGATGTCAGGCGATGACAGGAAAGGCTCAGACAACGAGGTATATCGCCACTCTGCTTGCTGCCGGATCAGCTTAGGCTGCGCCCGAGACTTGTTCTTGTCCGAGGGTGCGGCGCCTTTACCTTTCGTATGCAGAAAGTCCAACCAGAGATCAATCTGTTGAACTTGTGCGTTATGCGACACCATCGCGTTCTCTACGTCGAGCTTCAACTCACTTAACGTAGGTTCGTGCGACCAGTCGGTCAATTTATGCTGGGTCAACGTGACCAGCGGTTGTTGTTCATCTTGTGCCATGTGCACATCCCCTAAACCAGTAAAGAGAGCATGTTAATGGAAATCATCAAAATTCACCCGGATTTAATCACCCCAGTTCGGGGAACTGACGGTGCCGCAGGCTATGACTTGTTCATGCCAGAAGCCGGCTACGTTTACTCCGGCTCGCACGACAAGACTACACTTGTGGGTCTTGGCTTCGCGGCCAAGGTGCCCGTTGGCTTCGTCGCCTTGATTCTGCCACGTTCCAGCTCTGGTGTGAAAGCCGGCCTGCACTTGGGGAATACCATCGGTGTGATCGACAGCGACTACGAAGGCGAGTGGAAAGTGAACATCCGCCAGCACGACAATGACAATGTCGAGTGGGGCGCAGGTGACCGCCTGTTCCAGTTTGTTGTGGTACCCGTTGGCACGCCTACGCTGGTGTTTGTTGACGAGTTCAGCACAACCAGCAAACGGGGCATTGGTGGTTTTGGCAGCACCAATGAAGCCCCACTCGTAGACTTTGTTTTGCAGGATGACAATGGAATAGTTCGTGCCCTGGGCAAAGGCATTCCTGCAGGGCAAGTACAAGTTATTCCTCACAAGTAAAGAAAAGGGGCCATTTGGCCCCGAATCTCTGTTATGCCCACCCGCCTTGGCGGAATTGGTTGGAATCGACCACACTTTCGAGGTCCATTCCCGCTTCCTCCAGGCGGTTGCACTCCGCGTTGAACAGCCCCAGGAATGCGTTGGTACGATAGGTACCGTCCTGCAAACCTACTGGGGTATGTAAACGGCTGGCCACATACAGGCACAACGCCCAAATGTACATCACCGGCAGATCAACTTCGATCATTTCCGGGTCAATATCACCGTAACAATCCCCAATTTTCTTTGGCAGCGCGCGGTACTGCACTGTCAAACGCCGCACCGGGTACACCGTACGCAAGTACTCAGGTACCTCCATTACCAAAGCGGAACGGAAGTTCACACCCTGGTTGTTAAAAGCGTTCACCGACAGCGGCCGGCCACACTCGTCCTTCACATCGTGGATCTGCATGAAGCGCCCACGAATCTGAGGGTCGAACTTGGTCAGGTCGTATACTCCCACGGCCTGGTCGATGGGTACTTCGACTTTACCGATCTGGAACTTGAACCGGGTGTTCAAGTCGACCAAACCTTGGTTCATTACATCGACGATAGCCTGGTACTTCTCTGGCTTGATCTTCTTTGTGGTCTGGTCCACGCAGCTGAGTTGATTCAGCTCGGTGGTTTCCATTTGGCTAAAAACAGTTGAAAGACGCATTGTTACCTCACGCTAAGTAGTTGGATAGAGGGCTGGATACAGCCACGATATCATCATCCCACATACCTCCTCCGGTGCGCGACTCCACCTCTTGCGCGGTAGGTGCGATAGGCTTCATCACGGAAAGCATCGAGATCGTGTCAATGAAGTCATCTTTCTTTGACCGGAAACCCGAACTGGATGCAAGACTCAGCTCGTTTACCATTTCCATCATGATTGCCCCGGTTTTCATCTCTATCGGGAAGTAGATCTTATACAGCTTGAACAGTGGGATAACTGTGTTAAATCGGACCATTTTGTTGGTATTAGGGCGAATACCCGGCTTATTGCTATTACCCTCACTGGTCAGGTTGAAATAGACATTCTTCTGCATCATCTGGTCCTGAATCCAAGGAATGAAACCAGATTGTTGACCAGACACCTCGACACCAACACCCAAGGGGCGCCACTTCGAAACCAGGGAGAAAAGATCAGAGATGTTAGCCGACATGTCTTGCCGCTTACAGATCCCGTCTACCCAGTACCAATCCCCGTTGTAGTTGTACGCCCACACACTGATCACGCTGAAGTCAGCCGCTTGCTTCTCGGAAGTGGCAAAGTCTGTCGTGATGTAGAAGTTGAAGTGGGACTTGAACTCCATCACGTTCTTATGGCGATACCAGCCGATCTCCCCATCTTGAATCAGGCGATCTTCCTCGGACATGATGCGAAGCATCAGCTCTTGGTTGAACGTGTCGACTTTGCCTACCTTCATTGCGGTGTCGTACTTCTTTTTCACGAAGCTGTACGTAAACCGGTCAGGCCAGGCACCAACGAAGTCTTCTTCAGCACAAGGGAACTGGTTGCACACAGGGTACACGTTCACTCGCCAAGCGCCCGACTCCACCGCTTTATACAGCGGATCTTTCGCATTGAAGGGTGTACCGGACCAGATGATCATGTTCCGCTCAGGATGCAATGCGTGGTCGACTGCCTTGTAGATTGTGTCCTCTACAGCAGCAATAACCGTCGGCGAGCGTGCATCATCGTCAGAAAGCAAGTCATCGAGCACGGCAAGACGCGGCCGCTTACCCATTTCCTTGGAACCCCGGACACCTGTCTTGGCGCCGTAACCTTTGACGATGAAGATGTTGCCGTCCAGGTTACGGAACTTCCAGCGCATATCCGTGAACTCAGTACCATTAGGGCACTCAGGAGACTTCTTCGGCATGTACTTCTGCAGGAATTCGCTTTCCTCGTAGCGGAACTCCAAGTTCTTGCGCATGTTCTTCACGCCGTTCTCCATGGAGTCCGATACGTAGAGAGCCAGCTCAATCCGGCCGAAGTTGGGCAGCCCACCGTACATTCCGATGTACAAGAACAGATATTCGCCCATCAGCGTGGTCTTTGCCGCACCACGGAAAACCATGTTGGCAAGACGGGGGAACTTGTTCAGCTCACCCTTTTCGTTGTACTCAAGGTCGTCGATGTTGTCCAACATCTTCAAGTGAAGCACGGGCGTGATGTTTTCCTCGCCCTGGCCCCCGTTCACCATCTTGATGAAGTTCACGAACTCGAAAGCGAACTGGCTGGGCACATACATCGGATCGTCGCTGTAATCGACCGAATCCAACCACCCATCCACAGAACGTTGGACCTCGTCTACAGGAACTTCGACAATTGTCGTCATTGAGCAGCCTCGGCTTCAAACGGCAGGCGCAAGGCAGCCACTTCCTTGGCGTTCGCAAACCCACTTTGGATATGGCTTCGCTGTTGGTCAGCCAAGTCCTGCATCTGCTTACGCACAGCCGCCATGGTGTCGCCCACTTCCTCGGACACGTCCAAGGTGATCTTGGTCTTCTCCGGCTGCTTGAGCTGCGTCAGCACGCTGTTAAGCGCCTCCACGCGCACCTTCTCGCTGGCAGCATTCATACCCAGGTCAAACTGCGCATTCAACGCCTGCTGGTACATATCAGCATTGCCGACCCACGCCGGGATTAAAGCCTGCTCCATGATCTTCGTCACGAGCTTCGACTTCTTGAACGCACTCACATAGCTGCTGATATCTTTCTGGCTTACACCCCGGGCGGCAAAGTCCTGGTACTTCGCAGGAAACGTACAGATATATGCATCAATATCACTCTTATTCATCATCTTCTGCGTGACGAACTTCACCGCAGCCAGATAACTCTCAAGCTTGAACTTCCCTTCCCGCAAGACAGACGTGTGCCCAATCATGCGCTCACGGTACGCTTCGGCCAGATCAGGGTCAGCCAACAACGCATTGACTCCATCCATCACCTCCTGGCTCACATTACCCCGGAACTGCGCAGGTAGTGCCAGTTTAAAGTCGTCCGGGCTCATTACCTCAGTAGTCATAGCACGCTCTCCCGAACAGCTTTCACCAGTTCCTGTTCACGCTGCCGCACTAAAGCTTGCGCATCAAGATCTGCGTGTTCAGCAGAATCACGCACTGCACTGGCTTCAGCCAAGTTGAACTGCGCTGTGCATGCAGCTGTGTTGGCTTCCTGCAATTTACCGATAGCGAACTGAATGTTCTCGTTCATACAACCTCCGCGTAAGTCTGCTCAAAGATGTCAGGCTTGCATGGGTAGCATTCGCCTTGTACTCCTTTGATGATCCAATCCCCTACGGACGCTGACATAGCTCCCTCTAAGGTGTAGATTTTGAGACCTTCACGGGCAACCAGGCTTTCGTAATCACCCCACTTATCAACGGCCATGCTGCTGGATAAGTCAGGAGTTCCGTCAGTAAAGCTGATGACTTCGTGCAAGTTCTGCCCTGTCCACAGGACAGCCTCGATAACCACAGGCTTTTTCACAAACTTTTTCATTTATACCTTCTCCCATACCTTTATGAAGTCTTCGTGCTCAACGTGGAAGATCATGAACTGCGCGGTCAGCCAGCCTTGATCTTTGTCACGTCTTTGCACAACCACCCAATCTCCCGGCATAACCAGAGCCCAGGCCCCCGTAATCGTAGTAACTTCGACATTACCGTCGCTATCGAACCGCATTAGACCCAACTCTACCATGGAACGAAACCAATGAGGTAAAGGTTCCATCGTCGAGCCCATCTGTGCCGCGATGTACTTATAGGGCTTGTCTACCCGCCGATACTGGAATTCTGTCATTTGTGCCGTCCGTCGATAGAATATAGTAAGCTTAACTCAAACCAACCAGTTAAAGGGTATCAGATGAAAAAGAAGAAGGATTGGCTATCGATCGTACCGCCTCTGTTCACAGCTGGCCGTATCGAGATCCATACGAACAGCAAACGCCTGATCAAACATATGCGTGCAACCGGTGCCGATGTAGCTGACGATTTCTTGGATGAGAGTGCAGGTGTGTGCGTGTATGACAGCTTGCCTGCCGTTGGGGTGATGTACATTTACGTAGGCGATGGAAGGCTGACAACCCTGGTACACGAGTGCTTCCACGGGGCAGTCAGGTACCTGGCTTACATGGGTGTGCCCCTGGAGACAGACAAGGCAAATGAGACCTATGCCTACTTCCTGGAGCACCTGGTAGGTGTGGGGCTACCACTCGTCAAAGGGTGACATACCGTTCGTCGCAGTAGGCCAGAAAAATTTTATAGACTGGTCAAGTCAGGACGTCTAGGGCCGAGCCCCAATCTGCCGACCTCCCCCCCGGGGTCTGACCTTCACTCACTTTCCTCAAAGCCTACGCCTCTGTGCCTGACCGGGCCTTCGGCCCTGCAACGGTACAATCCTGTGCCATCCATGGAGGTACAACTATGTTAGTAGAACTCGCATGCATTGCTGCTTGTCTGCTTGTTGCAGGTGATATGTCACATACGGCATGGAAGCTGTGTCGTAAGCGCTAAGCCTTCGGCTTTGAGGTGGATACCATCCTGGTGTCTGCCTCTCATATCCCTAGCTAGGAGTTACACCCATGTTCAAGCAAATCTTCGCAATGATCGCTCAAGCTGCACTGATGCTGACCAACCTGTTCGCTGCGGGCACCAAACTGTCCAATGCTGCCGTGCATACTGCTGCTTTCGTCGAAGGTGCTGCCGAGGGCTTCAATGAAATCGCTTCCCTGGAACGCAACGAGAAACTCGAAGCTCTCCGTGGCAAGTACGACATCAACACCCGTATCCGTGCCGTTGAATCCCAACTGGCCGCTTCCGACGCCGAGTCCAAACTCAAGCTGCTCCGCGCTGAAGCCTCCAACACTGCTGCTGCCTAACCAACCAATAGGGCCTTCGGGCCCACTCTAGGAGTATATCCATGTATCTCGTCAAAGAACTCTGGGCAATGTACGACACCTGGGCCAATGCTGGCATCGTATCCCCATACACCAAACGTGCAGCTCTGCGCTTGCAAGCTAAAGCGCTCATCGCTGAAGACCGTCACTCTCGCTAACATAGGGGAGTGGCATCTCTTTTTTAAGAACACACAACAACATCACACATCAAGAGCACACATCGGGACCGCTTTGAGACAGTAGGCTAGGAAGACACCCTTTGCTCGCCATTGGCGTGCACTTACCACTCATCGACACAGTATGTGAGGGAATAGGGAGGGAATAGGAGTGAAACAGTGGTTCATGTCGGCTTAACTTGCAGGTTTCCCCTTTCCTGTATCCTATCAACACCATTCGTCATTCCTATGTGTACCTATGTCCTATCGGACCTGTTATGGTATTCATTATGAGGTGTTCCCATGCATATTCGTGTAACTAATCCTGTTGGTATCGTTTGGCGGCATGAGCTGGTTGATTGGGTCACAGCTGGTATGGTCCTGGCCATTCTTGCTGATCTGCGTAAGAAGCTGCCTGAAAATCAGTATCAGTTTTGTTGGGGTACTCCCTGATGGAATATATGCTGCTTGTGGATGGTAGCGTGAATGTCACGCTTGAATTGCCCAATCGTGCTGCTGTCATGTCAGCACTGATAAGTGAAGGCGGTGATGCACATTACTGGCGTGAACCTGGCGGTCGTTGGTGCTGTATCAAGAACACAGGTGTATTCAAGGGCTTGGATGATGTTGATGTAGCTATCAAGTATGTTGATGTGCCTGATGTTGTTAAACTTGCTGTTATGCTGGAGTAGTTATGGAATATGTATTGTTTGATGACGGTTATATTGTAGTTGTCGAAGATACCCTGGACTACAAACAGATCCATGAAATACTGGTAACTGTTAAAGGTGCACTTGAATATTATTGGTTAGATCCCGGTAGAGGTTGGCACCGCTTAACAAGTGACAGCACTTCATCTCTGCGCGCCTATGATTCAATAGAACCACCAGAGATTATCAAACTTGTACACATGTTGGGGTAATCATGGAATATGTACTATTTAATGATGGCTATGTTGTAGCCATAGATGATTCATTGGAGTATTCACAACTGCTCGCCATTCTTACAACTGTTGAGGGTGCCGTGGGGTACTACTGGAAGCCAGGGAGTGAATATCTCTGGCGGTGTATATCTCCGCTGTCTGGTGTCAACGAAACTACGGAAGCAGTAGATAGGACTAAAAATACAGTCGTAGACGAGCCACCCGACGTTATTAAACTGGCAATCATGCTATCGTAATTCCCCTTCGGGGATAAAGTAGGCATTTGCCATCACTTATAGGAGTTATATCCATGCGTACATTGTCTCGGATTGAATGCTTTGCTGTTGGTTGCTCCAATGAGGCTGCTGTGAAGGTCAATGATGATCTGCTGTGCTATCAGTGCTCCAAGCATGAAGTGCCTACATCCCCTGAGGACATCATGGTCTGGCCTTGTGCAACTTGGTGCTACCGTGAAGAACTATCTAGCATGTCCCACATGTCTGACGATTACGAAATCTTGTGGTTCGATACCGAAGCCTACAACGAGTTCCTTGCTGTTAATGGCCTTATTTAGGAGTTATATCCATGTTCCGCATTAATCTGTGTCAAACACTCGATGTAACTACCGATGCGTTCACTTACAAACAGATTGGCTCTACTGGCCCAGTCTATGTTGTAGATAGCGGCGCGCACCTCTATAAAGATGGTATGTGCATTGGTAAGTTCCAACTGGGTGATGCTCAATGGCACCTGTACATTGGCGACAAACTGTATCGTTCAGGCCCTGCCAATGGACTGTTCAAGCTGCCTGAGTTTGAACTGTCTGCACTTACTGCTCTGGCTAACGGCTTGCCTGGTATTGATCCGACTCGCAGTCCTGAACAAGCACTGAAAGAAATCGCTGCTCAGCTGGTGCCCATGGGTGCAAGGGCTGGCAGTGTGTATCAAGAACTGCTGTCGCTCGGGTATCTTGTACCTGTTGAAGACTGCAAAGCTGAAGTTGATAGCTTACTTGCGGAGTTACACCATGTTTAACGATAAAGAAATGACTGCGCAGTGTGCTGTTGTCAGTGCAGAGGCTGCCCGTAAACGTAAAGCTAATCGTCTTGTTAAGGCTTATGATAAAGCATGCCGTGAGTTGGCTGCTTGTGGGCCCTGGGATATAAATATCCATTCGTGTAAGGCAGAGTACAAACGCACTCGTGCAAACCTCCTGGCCTTCATGGGGGTGTGAGTTGTTCACACCATTCTTCTGCATATTCATGTTGGTAGCTTTGGCCGTGTCGGTTGAAGCTACCCGTGAATCAGGCTTATCACTGTGGCCACGCACTTATGTGTGCATCTACACATCTGTTGTAACAGCGTGTGCAATTGCATACGTTCTATCTAAATTGATCAAATAAGGAATATTCCTATGCCTTCCAACATGAACGATTACAACACCGGTTACGAAGCTTTCATGGACTCCGAGGAGTTCGATACCAACCAGTCGCAAGATTGGCAAGACGGTTACTTGGATGCTCAAGCAGCAGATTGTGCAGGAGCCTGCTAATGTTCTCTGCATACTTTCTTACTTGCATGCTAAGCCTGCAAGGAAACCAAGGTTGTAATGTGGCCTTCACTGAAATGCCTGAGTGGGTAACTACCCAGGAAGAGTGTGACCGCGTTACTGAACAGATGCATGACACTGTCTTGTTTCAAGTTCAAATCGAGCACCCGAGCATGTACCTGTTCCGTAAAGAACATGGCTGCTACGGCGGTCCCTTGTCGGCCGGCGAAATCGCACGTGATGAGCATGCCAAGCTGCTGAATGCGGGCATTGATGCATCCCTGTCGGATATTCCATAACCGATATTCTAATAAATACAAAATTGCCATATTCGGCGATGAAAACCATACCGCTATGCGCTCAAAACGAGCGCTGGCGATATCCTAACTGAGGTCTGTATGAGTACTGCAAAGAAGCCTGAATCGTTTGCTTCCAACTGTCTTGACAGCTTGAAGGGCACCATTGCCCGTCAGATTCGTCATCAGATCACCACCCACCGTATGAAATATCCGGTTGCTGAGCAAATCTTCGGTTTGAGTGGTGCAAGCCTGTCTCGCATCATGAATCACAAAGAAAACTTGATTTCGTTCGAAACGCTACACAATGCAGCTGTAACTGCTGGTATGTCTGTCAGTATGGTGCTGACAGTACCTGATTAAGATCAAAAGCGGCCTTCGGCCCTTTAAAGGCAATTGTGCCAATAAACTCATCCTTTTCCGTTATTCTGGAGTATTTCCCATGGCTGTTGAACGCAAAACCACCCAAGCTGCACCTGCTACCTCCGAGCGCAACGAGCGTACCGCTAAGAAGACCCTCGGCTTCTTCAACGTGAACATCGAAACCCGGGCCGGAGCGCCTGTGCGTCTGGAAGGTATCCGCTTCATCGAAGGCAACAAGCAGCACGAGCAACTGGCTGCTTACCTCTCGGTGACCCAGGCCAGCGACAAGGACTTCACGCCTGAACAAATCGTTGAAGAAAAGGCACGCCGCCTGGCTGTTGTCGCCACCAAGCTGACCTACAGCTTCAACGCAACCCGCACTGACGAAGAGTCGATGCTGGACCTGGTGTAATCCTTTGGCCATCATCCCATTGGGGTGGTGGCCTCACTTTTTAAAGGCATAAACCAGTGATAAAAAGCATTGGCAGTATCGCTTGGCGAATCCTCGCCGCAATCCTCGTATTCACCTATCTCGCACTACAATTCATCTAGGAGATTCAAAATGGACATCAATACTGTATTAATGATCCTCGGCGCTGCTGTATTCATCCTTCCTTGTGTGTATCTGCTGGGCTATGCCCGTCGTGAGAAGCAACAAGAAGGCTGGGCTGCGGATTCTCGCGCAGGCTTCAATAAAGAACGTGGTGCGCTGCAAGCGTACCATGCTGCCGAAATGCAGAAGGAACGTAACGTCGTACGTGAGTTGGAGATCAGCTTGCTGAAAGCAGGTGAGGCTATTGAATGCAGTGAACGTGATGTCGCGAAAATGACCAAACGTTGGGAATACGCCGATAACTATCGCGCAGCCATCGTTGAAGTCGTACATGGCCTTGGCCTGTGGAACTTCAAGGTACACGCTGACGATCCTCGTCTGATGTTGCAGGTGTTGGTCGATCATGCTTCGAAAGAAGCTGTTGATCCGGCGACAAGCAAGAAAGCCAAAAGCCTGATCACTCGTGGTGTCCGTAAGGGCGCCAAGCAGGGCCGTGAGCAAATGCGCAAGCTGATGCAGAAGTCCATCGACAATCAGGCAACGACCATCGAAATGCTGAGAGCTGACCTTAAGTCAGCAGAAGAAGACGTGGCCTACGCTGTAAAGCGTAAGGACATCAGCGTCCAAGCTGTTCGTAACGTCCTTGCGGATAAAGTTGCACTGCCTGGCGTGCGCCGCTCGCTCAGTCAAGCAATCATCGTAGAAACCGGTCGTCTGCGTCAAATCGCAGCAACTAAAGGGGAATAAACCATGCAAACCTTCATCAACGTAATGACTGTGCTCATTCTGTTGGCGTTCCTAGCATTGATGCTGCGTGAACTGGCTCGTAGCCAGAAATCGGCAGAACTGCCCAAGGATCACTTCAAGTACGTGATGCATATCCAGTATGTTGCGGTGAAAGGTGAAGAGCCCGTCATTCGCCGACATTCTGCGAACAGCCTGCAATATATGCAGGAAACGCTGAACAACGTGGTGTTTCATGCCATCGACAATGCAGTTGTGTTCTGTGCGGGGCGTGTAACGCACCGTATGGATAAAACCAGTGGTGTACTGTGCGAGGTTCCGTCCGATGCTAACCGTATTTGACGAGGTAGAAGATCCCATGGCCTTGAACAACCACGTTGTATCCCGTGCGCACATCAAAGCAGAGGTGATCTGCGCTGTGCTCCAGAATGGCGATGCTGTCCACTTTGAGTCCCGTCAGGGTTTCAACGGTGGCGAGTATGCCAAGCAGGCCTTTCAGAAGTTCGGGAAGTGTCGTGTCATCTTCTATCAGCCCAATGATCACCACATGTGGCGTGAAGTGCGCTGGAAGAACGCAAACGTAGGTACTCTGTATCGTCGTCCGTCTTTCAAGACGCTCAGCGATGCTGATGTGCCTGATCATCTACAAGTTGCAGCGATGCTGTTGTGATCGTAACCCGTCCTGACGGTACCATAGAAGTGTACGACGATTCGGGTAAAGTCAGGTTGCGGCTGGGAGATTTAAGCAAGGGGACTATAATGGCTGAAATGTATCACATGACGAAGGATGGGCAGTACGTTACTGGTGAAATAGCTACCCACGATATGAGTCAAGTGACTCAATGGGCACAACTGCGTGAAACTTACGCAGGAATGCAGTCTTGGTGTAAAACCGGCAACAATAGCTGGCATACAGTGGCAGCTTGCGACATTGGACGGGGTCGTTGGGAAAGCGTATTTGAAAATATCGTCCCTGAATCCGTTCGTATGGCAGAAATGCTCCGATGACTGCATTCCTGCAAACCCACCAGAAGTGTTGCTTATGGCTAAGTTACTGGAGATTTGACATGAAAGAGGTAAATCGCGGAGATATGATGGATGTCTTCGACAAAGTCGATCATTTCATCATTACTGTTGGCAGTAAGCTGAGATCAGAGAACAATGAGTTAATCATGTTAAATGGTCTCTCCGGGGCGTTGGGTCTTAAATACCCTACCCTAAAGGTGAAGATGGGAGCGTGGATCGCGGGGGAGTGTGGTAGTGAAGGTGAGTTCTACCTTCGTGTCTCGGGGAAGGTTGGCATGCTACAGCATAGCCAGGCGCCTCGACAAGGGGTCAGCATTTCAATTCTGTCCACTGGCCTCCGTTTACTGGCAGAGCTGGCAGAGGACAACCCCGGGAAGTCCTACGCCCTGGAATGGCCAGGCACAAACCAAATCGAGAAGCTGGTAAACCAGATGATTGAGCGGTTGCCAGCCAACGTCCAAGTGTGGCGGCCAGCGTGAGCGTCATGATCATGTCTGCTCGCTACGACACGGCTGCGAACGTCTTGATGGACGTGTCTACCTCTTGGGTAGGCCGTCCGCTGACCGACAGGGAGAAGGTCTATGCCCTGTTCGACCGTGCGGGAACCCCGTTAGAGGGTAAAGAACCGTGGTACGTCTACGGAATTTCCCATGACGCTATCCACATAAAATATGAGGACTTACCGGAGGTAGTGCGCATGGCGTATCTATTAATGCAATGAGCACTAAACGTGTTGGCTGGTGCCGACTTACCGAAGAACTGGTGCTGGATGTTCAGATTCTGAATATTCCGTACCTCCGTGACGATATGGACGTTTACGTCTGTGACGAGAACCGTTGGTTGTGTTGGGCGCCTGAACATCAGGCGTATAACGTAATTGACCCAACTCTCGTTCCTGACGTGATCAAAATGGCAATGGTGATGCTTGAATGAGAACTTTCACGGCAGCAGCCCCATTTGGGGAAATGACCATGGGGATTTTATATCTCGTGGTCAATGAGGTTCCGGAGGTGTGTCACAACACCTACTTTAAAACCAATCTGAGCATTGCGAAGGAGGCGTACCAAAATGACCCGTTTGCGATTGTATATCTATTCACTGAGCAAGGACGTTGGTTCAAAGGTGAATATTGCTACTCAAACCAGCGGCATCACTTCACTCCTGTGGGTATGGCAGCAGTACCTGACTTAATCCTGACGATGAGGTTGATGCAACCATGAAAACCCTTTGGGTGATCCTAAACGACGACAAGTCTGCTGTTGTTGAGGTGTTTGAAACCGAAGACGTTGATTCGCATAGACATTGGGGCAAGTTCTTCCAGCATCGTGCAGGAAACGTGTTCTGTCGTCGTGTCCATAAACTTACCCCACAATCTACCAAGCCCTCAGATATTGAGACTGCCTGGTACGCAAACTACTTCTACTGGACGAATACGTCCTCTTGGGGGTACGGAGAGCCTAGTGGTATGGCCTGGTCTGCATGTATGGCTTTGCCTGAGCCGCTAAAAATGCTGGAGTTCCTGGAATGAGTAAAGAACTATCGATAGGTCTGCTTGATGGCGAAATTACGGATGTATTCACAACCTGGATGACCCCAACTGAGCTGGATAGACACTTTAGCCTCGGTGAAGTGTATACGCTGGCTAAAGAACCTCAGGGCATGCAATGGCGTGTGTTGCAACGCGCCACTAAGACAGGTGCAAGCTCCGGGCTTATAGGTACATGGGCAGCATTGTTGCCTATAAATGCTGAGCAAGTACCTGAAATTGTACGAATGGCTGCGCTTATGCGCGACTGAGGTGACAAATGGCAGTATCAGGCAAAACCCACTTACTTTACCTATTCAGAGGCAGGTTAGAAATTGAGGATGTCTCTTGGTATGAGGCTTCCCTCCGCATGCGGGCAATTCAAGGATGTACACGGGCAGATGTTTACCGTTTAGATCCTGACGGTACCTTGTGTGAGTATTACGGGAATTATTGGCGAATTGCCAAAAATGTACCAGACGAAATCAAACTAGCAGCAATGCTGCTGTAGGGGACTATATCCGAATCTTTATCCTGAAGTTTGATGGTAGCGTTGAGGTAACTGACGCAACTAACAACTTTGCATATTACATGCATAAAAACTACCCTAAAGGTCAAGTATTTGCTGAACAGGAGGTGAAAACGCGCATGTACTGGCGTGTACTGCACAGAGATCACAAGGGTAATGGGCCTGCTTGGATTTATGCTGAAAAAGTACCAAAAGAAGTGCTATTTGCACGAATGCTTATAGATTAGGGGATTATCCATGGTACTGCTGGTTATTGTGACCAAAAAAGAAGAACTGTTTCATGTTTACGTAAATCCTGAATCTTCGTGGAATACTGCAAAAGGGGCAGAGCAAGTAGGACTTAAAGCTTACGTGTACGAGAGCGGTTCCGGGCTTTTTACCGAAGTTGGTGAGTACGGCTGGAGACACTGCCGGAATCCCCCTGAAATTGTAAAAATGACTCAAATGTTGTACTAACAGGAGAATATCCATGAAACCGACTCACATGCTTACTGACGACATGCAAAAGGCGAACGAATATCGCTTTGCCAAACAGCATATCGACAAGTACATGCGTGACTACGTGCTGTCTGACGTGGAAGTGCTACCTCTGTTGGACAAAGGCGTGGAGTTGCTCACCGCCTGGGTCGATACCGAGTTCAGCTACGAATCGAAGAACAACCGTGTCAGCGCCCTACGCGGCATGGACCTGCGTCAGCTGGTTGTCGACCTGGTTGTGGCCTCGGCCTACTGCCAGACCGAAGAACTGTTCACCAGCTTCACGGCGCGCATGGCCGGCGTCCTCGGCTGGGACGACAAGAAGGCCAGCATCACCACCATCGCGGAAATCACCGCAGTGCTGTGCGACACCGACCTCTATGACCTGACCCAGGCCAACCGGTTCGGCAGCTGGAACATCATCAGCAACATCACCCTTTCCCTGCAATTGCAGGAGTACATCGCCAATTGTGCCTACCTGCCTCCGCTGGTGCACAAGCCGAAGAAGCTGCGCCACAACAAGGACACGCCGTATCTGACCATCGGCCAAGACTCGGTGATTCTGAATAAGGGCCATCACAATGACGACGTGTGCCTTGATGTGCTGGATTCGAAGAACTCTGTGGCCCTGTGCCTGGATCTGGAATTTCTGAGTTCTCACGAGGAAGTTCCGACCAAGGAGTTCGACACACCAGAGCAGCAAACCATGTGGTTGAACATGAAGCGCCAGTCGCACGAGTTCTACCTACTCATGGCCGGCCAAGGCAACAAGTTCTACCTGCACCACAAATACGATAAGCGTGGGCGTATCTACGCCAACGGTTATCACATCTCGACTCAAGGGGCCCCTTACAAGAAGGCGATGCTGGAATTCGCCAACAAAGAAGTCGTTTCTGACATTCCACAGGAGTTTGCTCTATGAACAAGTTGACTTATGCAGAAAAACCTCGGTTGCAGTTGCTCAAGCGCGACAACATGTACTTGGTTCAGTACGTCGACTGCAGTGGCCACGTTTGGCGAGGTGTGGGGCCTACTTGGATGAGTGCCTATTATGCGCTGGAGGCGCTGACGAAACGGCGCCAAGTTGCAAAACACAGGCAGGAAATCCAACAAGACAAATTCCGACCCGATACAGGCCTTGGGCCTTCCGATCTCATTGAACCTGTGCCGACTGAAAAGTGGCGCTGGATGCGTAAATTATTCCGAATGTAGGGAAATACCTATGATCCGTAACATCCTGACAAAAACGTTCACTGTACTGAAAATCCTTGTGTGTGCTCTAGTAGCCGGTCTCCGTGCACTGCCTAAAGCGTGCGAAGACCTCCGTAAGGCCGCAGAGAACATCGAAACCCGCAGCAAGTTGCTGCATCTCAAACACAAGGACGATTACCGTGACTAAAGCAACTGTTAAAACCCCAACCCGCGTCGGTTCGATGCGTTTCTCTAAATGCGGCACTTTTCGAGGCTTTAAAGATGGCGAGATTGTTCATACGCCACCAACCGGTGATGTGTACCGTCCAGCAAGGAAAAACCAGTAATCATGTATTTCTTGTGCGCCGTGATGTACTTACGGCGCATGGGATTAGATTAGATTCATATCTTCTTGATTGTGCTTACGTATGCGTAGCACATGACGGTCAAATATGGGCAGCAAGGAATTTGTGGGCCCGCCCAGATAGCCTTATTGTTCGCTTGCAGTGTGTATTGATGGAAGACCAGCCTTGCGTGCAGCAAATGCTGCTGGCCGACATGATCCTGAACTGAGGTGCCTATGGGATGGCTTTTCTACAAAGGGGAGTTCATTAAAGAAGTTGTCTCCCCTGTAATGACCCAAGGTGATATAAACGGCAAAGTACCCGCAACATGGCCTCAAGAATGGGGCCGTGATGCTATTGTCGTGACCGAACAAGACTCCGGCTATATGTTGCATTGGGTAGGTATCACTTACCACATTATAGGCGGTGAATTACAATTCATTAGCCTATATCCCACATTTGATCGCCATAAATGGCGTGATCTGATAAATCTCTGGTTTATGCTCAAACCCTGACCACAATTAAGGACTATTCCTATGAAAACTTACACCCCGTTCGAATTCCTGTGCATTGACATTGCAAACCAAGGTTATGACGACAAGAAGCTGTTCGAAGAACGAATCCAGTGGGTGAAGGAGAACTTCAACCGCCTGCTGTTCCTCGAAACTGGCAAGAAAGAGCGCCCGCTCTACGTCAAGGCTGTGACCGCCCTGTACCGCGCCTGCCGTGGTGAGGCCATCGGTCACATGGTTGGCCTGGACGCCACCTGCTCTGGCATGAGCATCATGTCCGTGGTCACCAAGTGCTACAAGGGCTGCCTAGCCACCAACCTGATCGACCCGGACGTGCGCAACGATGCGTACACCATGGTCACCGACGAAGCTGGCAACATGCTGGACGGCGATCTGATCGTGACCCGGGGCGATGCCAAAGACGCCACCATGACCACGCTGTACGGCTCTCAGGCCAAACCGCGTGAGATCTTCGGCACTGATACCGAGGAGTTGGATGCGTTCTACGCTGGCCTCGTGGCTGTTGCACCGCGTGCGGTGGAGCTGCTGGGTGACCTGCGCATGGCATGGCAACCGTTCGCCCTGGAACACCGTTGGGTGTGCCCGGACAACTTCAACGTCCGCATCAAGGTGATGCAGAAGGTTGAAGGCGAGCGCGTCGAGGTTGACGAGCTGGACGGCGCCTCGTTCACCTACGAGTATTACGTGAACGAAGGCACCAAGTCCGACCTGAAACTGGTAGCGAACGTGACCCACAGCCTCGACGCATATCTGCTCCGCTCCATGGAGCGCCGCTGCAACTACAACCCGGACGACGTTCGCCTGTCCTACAACCTGTTGATGGATGAGCAGGTTGAGCGTCATATGGGTTACCGGATCGAGCAAGACCTGACTGAAGCATCCAACATTGCACAACAACTGATTGCTGTGTGGGGAGGCTGCGAAATGCCAGAAGCTCGTCTGTTCACTCACCTGAGCCGCGCAGACGCGCAGTTCATGAGTGATAAGCACATCCAACAGATGCTGGATTTGGCAACTCAGCTGCTTGAGCGTGAACCGTTCGAAATCGTGACCGTTCACGATGAGTTCAAGTGCCACGCCAACAACTGTAACTGGATGCGCCTCACTTACGTGCAAATCATGGCCGATCTGGCCCGTGCGCGCGTACTGGAGGACATCTACGAGCAGATCACCGGCCTGACGCCGACTTACGAAGGCCAAATGGACGGAGACGAGCTTGCAGCTCTGATCATGGGTTCCAACTACGCACTAAGCTAAGAAGAGTGACTGCGGTCCCCGCAGTTTGATGATCCTTCCCCTCACGGGGGAGGAGATTCTTTTTTTTCTTGAGAAGACGCCCTAGAAGAGGGCTGAGGTGAGTAAACCATGCACATTCGTGTTAAATGGGAGATCGACGTTGAATTGCCCACGGAAAAAACCATTCGCAAAGCGGTAGAAGAGGTCGCACGCGATAACTTCCGTACGCGCATTGCTGTAGGTACCGAAGGTTCGGCCTGCGTGTTCGACGTTGTGTCGGTTGGCGATGATGGCACTGAGCATGAAGCCGGCCGTATTGACTTGCAAGACAGCTTGGGACTGGGACCAAATCAGTCATTGTCACAAGTGTGCGCTGATACCATCGAAGAATTGGTTACCGAAGACGAATTGATTCGTGCCTTCCTAGGTACCAACTTCGGCGGTACACCAAACCGTATCATTGTGCGCCAAGCACTGTTGAAAGCTGCCGTTGGCTGGCATCAGGGCTATACCAGTACATGCATCTTGAAAGAGCTGGGCTTGTTGGAAGACGACTACGTCTTGACCTCCAAGGGCCGCATGTACCTCTGGCTGCTGCACAAAGAACCCAATCACGTATAAGGAGCCCCCATGGCCCTGCAAGACAGTCAAACCCTCGACGAAACGCAAACCAATAAGGTAACTACCTGGGCTTGCACCACTCCTTCGTTCACTTTGGACTCGTTGTCCGGGCAGATTCACCGTCTGCGTGATTTTATAGGCGACGCTCATAGCGAAGCCCGGGATCTGATCCATCAGTGGAAACGCCAGGGTAAAATCAAATTTGTCCGTGGTTACTGGAAGTGGCAGTTCTAACGTGGCAATGCACGCAACCAAGATCATTGAGCAGTATGAACGAATCACAGGGGAATCTTTCCAGGCCGCGTTGATTCGCATGGCCAAAGAGAACCGGACTGGTACGTATGCTGCTGAATTCATTGGTTTCTGCGACAAGCAGCGCCTTGACATAGTAATCAAACGCCTTGGGTATGAACCGGTTCAGTTTCGCGGCCGGCGTATGCCTGGAATGTCCAAATCGGCACAACGTGCCCGGAGAGCAAAACAACGTGAAGAAGATCGGCGAACCACGTCGTCATGAAATTGACGAAGTGCAAGTTCAACGTATCGCGTTCCTCGTTGAGGAATCGGACGTTGGCAAGACCCAAAAGATGTACTTGGGTAAAGACCCGTACACCTTCCTGCCCGACGACGTAGGTCGTCTGTTGGAAGTGGTTAAAAACAAGTCCCCCGGCTTTATGTCGTGGGGTTTCGGCTCGGCGTTCGCGGACCTGCGAAAGCAGTATCCAGAAACCAAACCTTACATCGGTGCCCCGAGTGCACAGGAGTAGCCATGACCACCAACCAAACGATTGACGACGTGCCGCGTGGACTGCTGGAGAACTTCGCCAGCTACGCCGAGGGATCTGCAAGCGGTGAGGTGCAACTGTGGGCCAAGAAGCTGCGCGCCCTGCTGGATGCAAACCCTGAAAAACAGTTCAATCCACAAGGCTGGAGCATCGACCATTCGGCTGGGCGACCGATCCTGATGCACAATAATTGCAGCGTGATCGAAGCTGAGCAGGCTTATGGCCTCCTTGAGCTGATCAAGTCAGCCGCCCAGCCCCAGGGCGAGCCGGTGGCGAGACTTGGAGTGCATCACGTTCTTGGCGCCATCCATAACGTACCGGGATTCCCTGGCGTCAAAGGCAATCACATACACGACCTGACGACACTGCTAAACGGTGTTCTGGCTAGCGCCGAGCAGCCCGCACCGGTAGCGGCAGAGGTGGTGTTGCCAGATGCCTAAATTGAAAAAGTACAGCGTGGTTTGGTTTGACAACGGCAATTGTGAAATTGCTGTCGTCAAAATCGAAGCATGTACCATACCGGGCGCATTTGCGCCTGCCTACAACGGGTTGACCCGTAAACAGTTCGCGGCTGTCCAGAATGAAGCCGTATCCGTCGAAGTTAAGGAAATCTGATGAGCAAAAACAACCAGCGCAATTTGTCCGAAATCAACCTGGGCAACGAGACTTACAACCGTGGCTATGCCGACGGCTCGGCCGGCAACCCCAAGACCATCAAGAAGTCCCACCGTCACGCGCATCGTTACCATATCGGCTATCGCCATGGCCAAGATCAAGCCAAGCGCGAAACTGGACCAGCGTTTGAAGTGCTTGACGGCAATGATGTGGTCCGCGTTCATCACCGTATCCGTAGTGCCAGCCTGGCTAACAACTTTGCCCCGGCGCATGACTTGTACCCCAGCGGTAAGCCTCGTGGCTTCTGGGCCAAGTTCAAGGCCTGGCTGAAAGGTTGAGCCCCTGCCCTCCGGGCAGTCTGGTGACCCTTCCCTAAATCAAGTGCCTGGGTTCGCCCAGGCCACAGGAGCATTATCCATGCGTTACATCTGCATCTGCTGTGGTGCCTCTGGCGCCGATGGCGGTGGCCATACCTCCACTGTTGGGCCGTATTCGTACAAGTGCCATATGTGCGACAAATACCGGACCATGTGGCCGGAATTTCAAGCCAACAAGTACACCAAGACAGTCACTGCGCTGCAAGAAGGCCATGGCAAGGACGATGCTGATCGCCGCACCATTGCAAGCCTGCAAGAACAGCTGAACCAGCAACGTGAGGCTATGGCTTCCGCGTCCCTGGTCGTCGAGAGCTTGAATGCCACCATTGAATTGGGGCTGAAGATCATCGACCAAATCCTGCCGCAAGCCGGCGCAATTTCCATCGACGCGGGTGCCGTGAATGAGTTCTGTATGCGTGCCCGAAAGTAGCTGCGAAGTCTGCGGGGAGCCCAATATGGGCGGTATTATCGACCCGCGCCTATCGCATTGCTGCTTCGATTGCGTTGAAGAAGGTCAGGCTGCCATTGCCGAAGGTGACGAGGTATACAGGGCAATCCTGAGTTGCGGCTGTGGCGAAAGCGGGGCCGTCAACTACGATGATGGTGAACGCATCGGTTATTTCTGTGGCGGCTCGTATCGCTGCATCCCTTAAAAAATCAGGTACTTATATGGCCAAGCCTCAAAATCTCCCGGTCCCGAAGAAAGCCGTGGATAAATTCATAGCTTCAATGAACGGCAACATGTCACCGGCCGAACAGGCAACCGCAGCGCGGGAACTGATCGACGCATTGAAGAAAGCAACCGCCCTGGTGGAGAAAGGCATTAACCGCAAAGAGTTGACCGTCTGTGACGTGAAACTGGGTTATGTGTGTCCAAATGATGTAGATCGCTTCCTTCGTGAGGAAATTCCTCGACTAACGGTGTATCGTAGCAAGAAGCACGCCCGCAACATGGGCGTATTCTCGCAACGGCCGCCTAAGGCGCATAAGGAACGACAAGCATGCAAGACCCAGAAAAAGAGTACCGTCAATACTACTACGGGGACTCGCAGAAGGGCTGCAAAGCCAAGCGCATCGTCTACGCAGTAGCAGACGAAAAGCAGGTTCACATTCACTACATGCGTCACGATAACGTGATGGATGTGGTATCTACCAACGAAACGTCGTTGTTGCAGATGCTCGCTGCCCACCCGGGCAGTTTTGTGCACAGCAACCGACATATAATCATCCGTAAGCGTTTCTTGCTCAGTTATGGCCCCCAGGCGCACAACCCGAAGCAATTCGAGTGCTCTGTGCGTTTTGTCAACGAACCGCTGGAAATTTCCCGGCGCCGTATCCGACTGGTGAGAGACGCCTTAATCAAATAGAGAACTTGTGCTTAAACCCAACTATATCCGCCATCTGAAAATTCGTTCCGAGAAGCTGCGTGCCATCATGCATGACATGTGGATTCTCGGAAACGACTCGTTCAACTTCCCTACTGATCCAGCAGGTGAAGCTGAGCGTCGACAGGCCATCACCGACCGCCTGGTCAAAGAAGGCTACGCCACCCTCGTAGAAGTTCCCGATCCCCAACCGGAGTAATACCCATGTGGGCAATCCGCGATTCCGACGGGGCTGAGACCCTGCATTCGATTTACCCTAGCTGGGCAGACAGTCTGGAGCACCTGACGGTGGTCACCTACGTCACCCAAGCCCGCTATGAAGCCGCCATCGCAGAACTGACCGAAACCAAGAAAGCATTGGAGGTCGCGCAGAAGTTTGCTCGTCGCCACATGGCCGTGCTCAAGAACAACGCTGAGCGCATGCGTCAGGTCGAGTCTGCCAACAACCGCTACTACTCCATCCTCCAGCGTTACAACCTCATTGGCGCACTGCCTGAGCAGCTGGATGACACTCCAATCATCGACGTGAAGGTGTAAACCATGGCTTATTTGAAAGGACGTATCCCTTCCGACAAAGTGTCCTTGTTTGCGGAGCATTTGGTGCTGGGCGGGTTTGATATTCGCCCAAGCCCTGCGCAGTACGAGTTATTGCAAGTGCGAATCCTTAATCGCTGGTTGGCTATCACCATCGACAGTAAAGGAGTGGTAGGGCTGCCAGAAGAGCTGGTCGGTCATGCTGAAGATTTCCTGCGTGGAACCTTCACGCCGGAGCCTGTAGGTATCACCGATACCGAACGTCTGGACTTTATGTTGCGCAAGAGCCGCAAGGTTGTTGTGGAAATTGAAGGCTGGGGCAGCGAAGGCCGGCACTATGCTGTGTATGTCGAAGAAGGCTTTATGGCCGACAAGACCTACAGCGCGGTGCGCTTCACGCAAGAAGAAGACTTCAACGGCGTCGACCCCCATGGCGTCAAAATCAAACGTGAGGCCATCGACCTCGCAATCAACGAAACCAAGGTGTAAACCAATGAAAAAAGCAATCAACAAGACCGAACGTGACGAGATCATCATCGCGTTGGTTTCTGCTGCATCGACCAAGTCGGCGCAGACTATCGTGGACAAGCTGGGCGCCTTGCGCAAAGAGATGTTCACGCTGCTGCACAACCACTGGCAGGACCAGTTCCCGGGTATCAGCCGCACCGACCAGAATGCTCTGCTGCAGTCAGGCGGCGCGCACTCGTTGAAGTTTCAACCCACGGTTTTTACCAAAGACCTGACCAGCAAAAACGATTCGGTAAGGTCGAACGGTGAGTTCGGCAAGATCGGCTGGCGCAACGAAGGTACCGACAGTGCCAAGGCTATTCGCAGCCGTATTGCAACCCAGATCTTCCGCAACTGCACTGGGGTAGACGGAGTGGTGTCTGACGGCATCGACACCAGTTTCATGTCGACATTGAACATCAGCACGCAATATCCAAGCATCATTGCGGGCAGTCAGCCGAAGTACCTCTACGACACCACCACGACTCTGCCTGATGATGTTGATCCGGTGCATAACGACTTGTTGCTGGCCGTGCACACCAAAATCACCACATTGCTCACTGAGCTGCGTGAGCTGGTGGAATCAGCAGAAGCCATGTACGAAACCGTAGGTGCCGCTATCGCTCCAGTGAAGACCGCGCATGCCCTGGCTGAACTGATGCCAGAAGCTGTGAAACACTTCCCCACGTCCCTGACCTACGTCAAACCCACCCAGGAAATCGCCGACCCTAAGGCGATCAACGACATTCGCGCCAAGCTGAAAGCCGGCTTGCCGATCTAACAGAAGAAGCGATTATGCGTCAGGAAATCCCACCTGTGCACAATCCCGTCTTTCCAACGTACGAAAGCCTCCATGACGTGCTCATGGAGGCTTCGTATGCTCTGGAAGATGGTGTGTTGAGCACCAACCGTTTACGGCAGCTGTTTGGCAGCTATCACAACACCCTTATTGCTTCCATGCAGAAACAGAAGGAACAGCTGCCTTAACTTCAGCAATATCAGACAGTAAAACAGTCATCATGCCTTCAAGGCGTTGAATGTCCTGTCGGCGTTCTTCTGCTTCCATATTCAGAGCAATTTCAAGATCATTAATCCGCAAAGTTAACGCTTGGTTTTGATCGAGTAATGTTAGGTACTGCGAAGACATATTTTCGTTCATCGACCGTAAAGAGTTGTCCATGTACGCTTCTTGCTGTTGCGCACGCTGGTCGGTGTAACCTTTCGCCTCTTTGACAGCCTCAGCTTGTGCTTTATCAATTTCTGGTTGCATATTAGGCAAAGAATTCAAAACCGCATAGATTTCTGTGAGGTTTTCATCTACACGGGCAATTTCTTTTTGCCAGTCAGCAGGTGCCGGCCCCGGGCCTTCACCGCCGCCAATTCCAAACATTGTGTGTACACCAATGTCACCACGCACCATGGCTTGCATCGGCACTTCACCTGCCAGCATGCTACCGTAAATTTCCCAACCTTGGTCCAACAACTGTTCGACTTGGGTGGAAAGCTTCAGCTGTCCTGTCTTTTCAACCAAAATGTACTCAGGATTGCTGGCCGGCTTGTCAGCCTGGATCATCAGCTGCGCTGGGACGTTAGAAACCAATGTAGGCGAGCCAGCCAGGACAAAACCCAGCTTAGCTGCATTTTCAACCAGTTCTGCCATAGGTACCTGGCCAATTTTCTGGATAAAGCGCACTTCGTTCATAAACACCTCGAATTTAAGACAAAAGAAAACCACCCGAAGGTGGTTCTCAGTGTGCAACCCTAATTGGGGTTGTACCCGCTGTCGGGGGTCAAGCCCCCGCCTGGTTTCCCACGACGACCTGGTTCAACAGAACCTGGGTAGCAGTGTGGCCAGCCTGGTTTTTGCACTCGCTCAGACCGATGCGCAGCTCGGTAGCGCGGGTACGCTCAGCGTCCAGAGCTTGTTGCAGAGCCAGCTCACGCGAGGCAGCGCCTTGCATCAGGATGGCTTGGTTCACAGCTGCGAAACCCTGAGTCATGGCGCCGGAGAGGCCACAGAGGCTCAGGGCGTTCTGCGAAGCAGCAGTAGTAACGGCGTCTTTGACGCCAGTGATACCCAGAGCCAGGCCGCCTGCGGCCAGGCCGATATCCTTGCTGATACCGTTGATGCTTTCCGACAGGTTTTCACGCTGCAGGGAACCTTGCAGGTTGCCCAGGGCAGTGCCCAGCTGGTCAGGAGTAACGCCCGGAGCAGTGGCAGCATTGCCGTTTTTGTTGAAAATGCCGTTCTCACCCAGCAGCAAACCAGCAACACCAGCTGCCAGAGGGCCCCACGCGGAGTTCGAATTGGTAGTGTCAGTCATGTCACGTTCCTTCTGTGGTTCAGGAGTGCCAACTTCGTTGGCGTTTTCGGCCCGTCGTTCACGGGCTCGTTGCTCAAGTGAGGCGAGATCCACGATCACTCCAGATTTCCGTTGCAAGACACCGTTGTCCCGCCCCGCTATCATATAAAGGCACCGTATTACGGAAAAGGAGCCAATACGATGAAAGCTGGCAGACCTCGCATTTACGAGGCAGAATCAACGGCGATGAAGGTGTTTTCGGTACGACTTAACGTATTACACGAAAAAGCCGCATTGAAGTTAGGCAAAGGGAATATGAGTGTTGGCATCCGCCTCGCTCTGGAAAACGTACTACAGAAGAAGGAAAACGCGGTATGAACTTGCAAACTTTGTTGCCATTTGTGTCATCTGTCGTTGGTCGTGATGTTACGGCCGAAGCGCAGATGCTTAATCGTGGTTATGAGGCCGTAGGTAAAGCAATGAGCCCGGAAGGGCAGAAGTTCATTATTGGTCACTGGCGCGGCCTCGCCGACTTCATGGAGTCGCCTGCCGGCCGTGATGCAATCGTTGGTTTCGTGAATGCCTGGATTGTGGGTACTTATCCACAACTGGCGCCTCCACCGAAACCAGAAATCCCAAGACTCAATCTTCCCGAGGCTCCAGCCTCCCAACCTGAGCCGCCACCCAGCTTGCTCACTTAACCCCAACGAATCCCGCCCATCTGGCGGGATTTTTTATTCTCCAGGAGCAAAACGATGTCCGTTAAGACTATCGCCCAAGTTCGCCGTATTCTCGAAATTCACCATGCATCCCAGGCGATCATTCGCCCGCATTTCTTCCTGACCGGTCCATCCGGTTCAGGCAAGACGTACAACGTCGAAGGCCTGTGCGACGAGCTGATGATGCCGATGTACGAAATCAATTGCGCGCAATTGACCAAAGAAGGGCTGTCCGGCAATTCGTTGTCCAAAGCCCTGGCCCCAATCGCCAATAGCGCAATGTCGCCTTGCGTCGTGTTCTTCGACGAATTCGACAAGCTGTTCATACGTGGCAACTCCAACTCTGACCTGGCAGACGATTCGACTACCAGTATTCAGAACGAGCTGCTCAAAATCCTGGAAGGTCGCACCACCAGCGTCTACACCGGCAAATATGGCCAGTACGAAGACATCACCATCAATCACTGCCTGTTCATCTTTGGCGGTGCCTGGAATGGCGAAGCTGACATCGACCTGGACCGTCTGCGCGCTTTTGGCGTAAAGACCGAACTCCTGGGGCGTGTAGGCCTGATCTACTCCATGGAAAAGGTGCAGCTGGACGCACTGCTGAAGGCTGTTGAGACCAGCGAACTGTTGGACAACTACCTGAAGATCTACACGGATGTGGATCGCGCCGAAGTCGTGGGCCTGGTGCAAGAAGTGGTTCGTGAGAACTACGAGTTGAACACCCTGGGTTATCGCCAGATCTCGGCACTGCTGCACCAATACTTCATCAACGGCTCCCTCAAAACCGAGAAGAAGCAACCAGTGTTTCGCCGCGCGTTGTCACTGCCGAAAGACGAAAGTCTGTTCGCTGGTGCCTGATCAAGGGCCGGTGCATCGTGGCCATATCCATTACGGGTTGACCGAGGCTGAGATGCAGCGCAAGACCGGCTCCAACGGTCATTTCCAAGGACCAATGCCCATTTGTGGTTACGGTTCGTGGCACACCCACACAACGCGGAACCTCCGCAACATTACCTGCCCGGTCTGCAAAGAGCGACTGGCTTCCCAACCCCCATATCTTTTAAAGGTGCAATAAACCATGGCAACTATGCTCGCTGACTTCCAAATCCCTATGGGCGAAGCAACTGAACACGTTCGTGACATCCTGCTGGCCGGCCTAGTGCCAATGCTTCGCGGCAGCCCGGGCATTACCAAATCGGCGGTGATCCAAGAGATCGCTGACGATATGAACCTGCTCCTGATCGACAACCGTTTTGCCGGCTTCGATCCGACCGACATGAACGGCTTCCCTGGCCTGGACATGGAAAAGGGCGTGGCCCGTTACTACCCACTGGAAAACTTCCCGCTCGATACCGACGAGTTACCAATCAACCCGAAAACCGGTGAAAAGTACGCCGGTTGGTTGGTATTCTGTGACGAGTTGACTTCGGCGCCGGAAATGGTCCAAGCGGCCAGCTACAAGTTCTTCCTCGACCGTATGGTTGGCCAGCGCAAGCTTCACCCTCTGGCGCACATCGCGGCAGCAGGTAACCATGACGATGACCAGGCTGTGACAGTTCAAATGTCTACGGCCTTGATCTCCCGTCTGGTGAACCTGTCGGTCACCGAAGACATGGAGCACTGGATGCATTGGGCACAAAAAGGCAACATCCGTTCGCTGATCACTTCGTACCTGGAGTGGCGCCCGAACGCCTTCTACACCTTCGACAACAAGAACCCGGATCAGCCTTTCGCCTGCCCGCGTTCGTGGACTTTCGTCAACAAGTTGCTGGACGTGTGGGGTGGTAATCCCAAAGGCAAACTGCCGGTCATTGCCGGCTGTGTGAACGCAATCGCGCACGAGTTCATCGCTTTCGCGGGTATGCGTGTCGATCTGCCGAAAAAAGCTGATGTTCTGGCCAACCCTAAAACTGCAAAGGTACCGAGCCCATTTGAGCCTGGTCCTTTGTACGCGTTGACCGGTGCCCTGGGCGACTGGTTCGATAAGGACAACGCCGTGGTTATGATGGAATACATCGAGCGCATTCCGGCCGAGTTCCAAATCGTGACCATGCGTAACATCACTCGCCGTCAAGGCATGGCGGTGTTGGGCAATCCTGCGGTTTCCGCATGGATGAAGGCCAATGCTAAAGACTTCACGGGCTAATCACGTAGGAAGACCTGGCATGGCAACGACATTCTTTGCGTTCCATCCTGACGACTGTGTAGAGGTACTGGAGGCACTCGATGTAAAGCGAATGCCTTCGGTACTGCGTACCGTTGGCGACCTGATGGTGCTGTTCCGTAGCGGGCAAGCAGGCAAATTGACACAGTTGTTGGAAGACCGTGGTATTTCATTCAACTATGCCAGTTACGCCTGGGCGCAATCCATGTCTGCCAGTCAGGCTGGGCAAGTGCGCTTCGGGCATGATGGAACAGTTCAGCTCACCAATCTGGTACCGGATCCCCAGATGTCCGCGCTATACAACCGAAACCTACCAGGCGAGGAACTACTCGACGATATTCAACGCATACGGATCTGTTTCGTGTGTTGCGGGCAGGAACCCTGGGATGACCGGGAAGCGAACGGGCAAATGCACAGAATGCGTCTGCTACTCACCTAATCAAATGCCTTGGAGGCAAACCAAGTGACAAATAACGAAGAGTTCTTGAAAGCCCTTACCAAGGCGCGGTTGGACCTGATGCAGATGCCCAGTGCGACGTTCCTGACCACCCTGGCCCTGATGATGAAACAGAAGGTCGACGACGTGAACTGCCAAACGGCAGCCACCGACGGCCTCTGCATTTTTTACAACACCGGCTTCTTTTTGAAGCTGACCCGTAAGCAGCGGCCAACCCTGATTGCCCATGAGGCAATGCATGCAGCTCTGGACCACCTGGTCCTGGCCAAGGCACACAAGATCACCCCGGAGCAACACCAGCGCTTTAACAGGGCAGCAGATTTCGTGATTAACGATTTCCTGGTGCTTTCTGGCTTCGAGCCAATTGAAAACTGGTGCCATGACGTGAAATACCGTGGTCAAACAACCATGGAGGTTTATCGTCAGCTGCAAGAGGAGGAAGCCGAAAGTGGTGGTGCTGGTGGTAGCCAGGGCGACCCATTTGATGACCTGATGGACCCGGGCTCAAGTGAGCCAGGCCTGTCGGAATCCGAGGTAAACCAGCAGGTGAAGTCCAACGTCACCGCAGCGGCCACGGCCACGAAAATGAAAGGCGGCGATGCCTCGGGAACCATCCCGGCAGACGTTCAAGTTTTCATCGACGGTCTGCTGAAACCGAAACTGCCGATGGCTGCGCACTTGCGCAAATTCTTCACTGCCATCGACAAATCGAACTACAGTTGGAAAAAACTGAACCGTCGGTTCTACCCGCAGCTCATGCCTGGGCTTCAAGGCAAAAAGTTGGGCCACATCGCTTTCGCCTTCGACATGTCGAGTTCGGTGAGCGATGCTGATATCAAGCGCTACGTCAGTGAGCTGTATGCCGTAGTGCGCAACCTTAAGCCTGACCGCATCAGCCTCGTTCAGTTCACCTGTGAGCTGAAGTCAGTACATCGCATCAAGACTGTACGTGAACTGGCTGAGATGGAGCTACGCGGACGCGGGGGCACTGACATCGAGCCGTTGATGGAATGGGCAAAAGCTAACAAGCCGACGGCGCTTTGCGTATTCACGGATGGCGAGTATGCGCATCCTTCTTTCAACCCAGGTTGCCCAATCATGTGGATGATCCACGGATACCGTAAGGATATGTTCGAATGTGATTTCGGCACCACAATCAGGTTCGACGTGGATGAGTAAATTCAACCTCACGCCCAGCCAGACACGAGGGTACGACACGTTTTTGCCCTTCTATCTGGACCCGAATCAGTCGGTAATGCTGCTCAAGGGGTACTCCGGCACAGGAAAGACCACCTTGGTACGGTATTTGATGGAGCAATTGCCCATCATGGATGAAATGGCGAAACTCGTGGCCCCTGGCTATGTGCCGCCTGAAATCCTGCTGACTGCAACCACAAACCAGGCAGCTGAAGCTTTTTCCCTGGCGGTGAACTATCAGCCTGTCGCTACCACGATTTACAAGGCCTGCCAGCTCCGGCTGGTGCGGGACTACAAGACTAAAGAGTCGCACCTCATTCCCTACGGAGATGGTGTTGAAAACAAGCTCTTGTTTATCGACGAAGCGTCCTTCCTTGATTCCGAGGCGTTGGGCAAGATTTTGGCTCAATGCCGCAACTGCAAGATCGTTTTTATCGGAGATCCCGCACAATTAACCCCAGTTGGTTCAGAACAGATGCCTGTGTTCGAAATGAACGCCTGTGAGATCGAACTGACCGACTTAGTACGGTTTACGGGCGGTGTGATGGAGTCCTTTATGGGCACCTTGCGCGCCGCTGTAATGGAAGGCAATTGGTCTAAATTTCCGCTTACCCCTGGTGTTATCGACCGCCTTGATCGGCCGGCGTTTAACGCAGAAGCTTTGCGGCTGTTTACCGAGGAAAAAGACAAACACGTCAAGATCCTAGCCTACACCAACGACCGAGTCACCGCGTTCAACAACTGGCTGTCCCAAAAGATTTTAGGGTCTACAATCCCGATTGTAGGACAGAAAATGTTGGTCAATGAAGCTGTGCAGAGCAACACCTGCAGACTGACTGCCAACGAAGAAGTGACCATCGAAACAATCGAACCAAGCACTGAATATTCTACGCCTGGGCACACGATTCGCTTCCTTGGAAAAGGTGGGTACTTTTTCATGCCGTTGCAACGCAACGACAAAGAAGCAGCTCACGCTACAGCTGTAAAAGAAGACGATTACCAAGCTATGAAGATCATCCTGGACACCTGGGTTGAACTTCGGCCGGCATTCGCGCAAACCATCAACAAGTCGCAAGGCTCGACCTACGACATCATTATGATTGACCTGGATGACGTGTGTTCTATGTCCCGGACACTGGAACAGCTCGCGCGCCTGCTTTATGTAGGCCTGAGTCGTGCACGCATGCGGATCATCATGACCGGAGATCTTCGGAGGAAATAATGGATCGCCGTACCCAGGCTTTGTTCAAGTGGAAAGTTCGTGAGGCGTTGCTCGCATTCATCTATGGCCCTGTGCTGAAGAGGAATGAGCTGCGTCTCAAGGAGCTGATTGACGAGAATGACGCCTTGGTTGGCGTCCAATACTACGGATTCGTCTACCGTAACAAGTTCCACACGCAATCCCAATATGCTCGACCGCCCCAAAACATACCCCGCTTGTTTAGCAGCCTTCATGCTCGCATGGACGAAATTCTCGAAGAAGAACGACTCATTGAGCGTGAAGAACGCCCCCTGATCGTAGGCTACTTGCAAAAGTGGCTTAATTCGTCAGACGACGCAGTCGTGTTGTTTCAGCGGCTACCCACAGCACTCCGGGCCCCCTTCACCGAGTTACTGTCCACCGAGGGGATTAAACTCACCGATGTGGACATGGATGACGCGGCTACCGAAATGGGCATCGGAGAGCGGTCATTGGACGCACTAAAAATTCGTTTAATGACTAACCTCATCAGAGGGGACAGTTAAATGCGCCACCACGTGTTTTTCGATAAAAATCAATCAGGCGAGTACCCAGTCGCCGTATTGATGAAACAATACACGTTTGATCAGCACCTGATGTTCAAACACTACGTCGCACCGCTCCAAGAGCGCGGCATCAAGCAAGAAGACTGCATCGCGTTCACCCTTTCGTATGAAAATGCGAAGAAAGTATCCGCGCAGCAGGTCCGGGAGTATTCCGCGCGCCTGTTGCAGGTGCTGGAGCGAACCAAGACTAAGTTCATCTACTGCACCGACGGTACGTACTTCAAGTACCTCACCGGCCAGAAGAAGTCCGAAGTTCACCTGGGCTACGCACTGCCTTGCGCCATCAAGGGCTACGAGCACATGCAAGTAGTCCTGGGCGTCAACTACCAGGTTCTGGTGTACGCACCAGACAAGAAGGCGCATCTGGATCAGGGACTGGATGCGCTTTGCGGTGTGGCACTGGGTAACTACGTTCCGCCCGGCGACAAAATCATCCATTCGGAATTCTACCCGAAGACCCCAAACGAAATCCGCAATGCCCTGATGGAACTGCACAAGTTCCCGCACTTAGCGATGGACATTGAGGGTTACAGCCTGCGCTTAGACGAATGCGGTATCGCTACGTTCGCGCTGGCCTGGACCCACCATGACTTCATCGCTTTCCCCGTTGACTTGAACGACTTGGGTGCGAAGGACGAAGACGGCAATTACCACTACCGAAAAGATAACGCCGAGGTGCGCGAGATCCTCAAGGACTTCCTTAAGAAGTACATGGGGTCTAAGCGGTTCCACAGTGCCACGTTTGACGTGAAGCACCTGATCTACAACCTCTGGATGCGTGATCCCCTGGATTACAAGAGTTGCCTGGAAGGTTTGGATATCATGTGTGCCAATCTCGACTGCACGAAGATCCTCAGCTACCTGGCGGTCAATTCCTGTTCCGGCAACACGCTGGGCTTGAAATACCAGTCCCAGGAGTTCACCGGCAACTATGCCGAGGACGACATCAAGGACATACGCAAAATCGCCTTGCCGAACCTGCTCCGCTACAACGGTGTGGACTGCATGGCGACGAACTACACCTACGACAAGCATATGCCTGTCGTGGTGCAGGATCAGCAGCTGGATCTGTACAATGGCCTTATGAAGGACTCCCTGAAGCTGATCATCAACGTCGAGTTGGTGGGCCTGCCGATGGACCCGAAGAAGGTCACGGAAACCAAGGAAAAGCTGGAGAAGATGCAGGAAGAATACCTGCTGATAATCCAAAGTGACCCGACGGTCGCCAAGCTGAACTACTTGCTGCAAGTGTCGGCAATGGAGGCGGCAAACGCCAAGTTGAAGACGAAGCAACACCCAATCGAGAAATTCAGCGATACGGTGTTCAACCCTGGGTCCAACCTCCAGTTGCAACGCCTGCTGTACGAATTGCTCGACTTGCCGATCCTGTCCCGGACGCCTACCAAGGCGCCGGCCACAGGCGGCAAAATCATCAAGCAATTGCTCGATCACGAAAAGGCTGCCCCATATAAAGCACTGCTGCAAGCGCTGATCGACTATTCGGCGGTGACCAAGATTATCCAGGCATTTATGCCTGCTTTCGAGAATGGCATCCTCAAAGCCGACGGCATGCGCTATCTGCATGGGGTTTTCAACCTCGGCGGTACGGTATCGGGCCGGCTTTCCTCCAGCGACCCAAATATGCAAAACCTTCCGGCTGGTAGTGCTTACGGCAAGCTGATCAAGGAATTGTTTATGGGACCCCCCGGATGGATCTTTGCCGGTGCTGACTTCAACAGCCTGGAGGATTACATCTCCGCGCTGACGACCCGCGACCCGAACAAACTGAAGGTGTACATCGACGGCTACGATGGTCATTGCTTGCGTGCTTATGCGTACTTCCAGGACCAAATGCCGGACATTGACCCGACTTCGGTCGAGTCGATCAACAGCATCGCCGATAAGTACCCGGAGCTGCGCCAGGAATCGAAAGCACCAACTTTTGCCCTGACGTACCAGGGAACCTTCGCCACGCTGATGAAAAACCTCGGCTGGCCAGAGGCCAAGGCCAAACGGATCGAGAAGAACTTCCACGACCTCTACAAGAAGTCGACGGAGTACATCATGGACCGTTTGCACCAGGCTACCCACGACGGCTATGTAACTGTGGCATTTGGTTTGCGTTTGCGCACTCCAATGCTTGGCCGGTCGGTTCTAGGTCTGGATTGCACCCCGAAAGAGGTTGCAGCCGAAGGGCGCACCGCAGGTAACGCAATGGGTCAGTCATATGGCCTATTGAACAACCGAGCTGCCGCCGCGTTCATGAAGCGTGTGCACGCCAGCCCGTTCCGCTACGACATCAAACCAGTTGCGTTGATTCACGACGCCATCTACATCCTGATCAAAAATGATCCAGTAGTGGTCGAGTTCGCCAACCGCGTGCTGATTGAAGAAATGTCCTGGCAGGATCTGCCGGAGCTTGAACACGACACCGTGAAACTGGGTGCAGCACTGGACCTGTTCTACCCGAACTGGGCAACTCCCGTGACTCTGCCAGTAAACGCGGACATCCCAACCATTCGTGCCGTGTGCAAGAAGCACATGGACAAAATCCGTGAAAAGGAGGCTGCGTAATGCAAGTAGTGATCCAAGTCGTCCTTGAGGTGCCAGAAGGCACCGGCAAGGAACAAACCGGCGACCGTTACGAAGAGCTGGTCGACAATCTGCTGAGCCTCGAAATCGAGGCCGGCAATCTCCCGGGGGTGGCTTTTGCCACCACCACTTTCGAGGACTGCGTATGACCGTTATTAACCGCAGTTACCTTCTCGCGGCGAAGCCCATTGTCGACATGCACGGCAAGAAGCTCACCGGCCCGGGTGGCACGTCCTATGGCCTGGGTGAGGCCGGTTACGACATTCGTATCAAGCAATCCATCAAATTTACGAGTGATGGCAGGCGGCGGATAGTGGTAACTCGTGAACACGAAGACGACAAAGCAGGCGATATGGTGTATGGGCGCTTCTCTCTGGCCTCCGCCATGGAGGCCTTCACCATGCCCCCAGACCTGATGGGCATTGTCCACGACAAGTCCACCTGGGCGCGGCGCGGGCTGTCTGTGTTCAACACCGTCATCGAGCCAGGCTGGAACGGCTTTCTGACGCTGGAGCTGGTCTACCACGGCGAAAGCGAGCTGGTCATCCCGGCCGGCTCAGGTATCGCTCAGGTAATCTTCCACGAGGTGGAGGAAAAGGCCTGGTATCGCGGTAAATATCAAAACCAAGGTGACGAACCCGTCGCCTCAATCGATTCGGAGTAATCATGACAGCACAGAAGATTTGGGTATCTCGTTGGGCCTTGTCCAAAGGCATCTTCGAGGTGGCTGCCCAACTTTCCCATAATGGGAAAATGGCAACCTATAGCGAAGAAAACTGGACCGTTTATGTACACGGAAACGACTTCCAACTCACTGAGGCAGAGGCTCGAGAAGTAGCCAACACCAAGGTAGCGAAGAAGATCGCGGCCATCGAAAAACAACTGGTCAAGCTGAAAAAGCTGACCTTCTAAACCAAGGAAACAACATGGCAAAGTCTCAGCACGCACCCGGCAAATTCGGTAACGCACCGGTCAATGGCCGGTATTTCTTCGTTCATCGTTCCAGCCGCTGTGTGCGTAGCTGGGACATGGCCAGTCTACCGGTCCCCTCAGGCTGGGAACAGGTTTCGCTCGAAGAATGGAACCTGTTCCGCAAAGAAACTCTGCTGATTCCGCTCAAGAAGCGGAAGGCACTTCACGCAACCCTCTACGGAGAGAAATCATGCAAGTCAAAGCAAGCGTCACCTTCACCACCTACTTCGAAATCCCCGACGGCATCACGCTCCAAGAAGTCCGCAACGAAGCCCTCGGCGAAATCAACGAAGCGATCACCTCGGACGAAGTCGGTGAGTCCGTCGAAAACCAAATGAGCAGCCTGCTCGGCAACTCGATCAAACTCGGCATAGCCGAACGCGACTCTGTTGAAATCTCGATCCAAAAGGCCGAGTGATGAGCGAAGCCGACGAAGTAGCTGCCTCTATCAAAGAGCAGCACCCCGAATACTTCCCGCTCACTTCCCGGCACCAGGCTGTTAGCATTGCTACTGGCCAGATGCCCGAAGAGAGCATCACCATCATCCAGGCGGTGGCCGACGCCCTTATGGAGTTGTAACCATGCAGGTATCCTCCCGCATCACGCAAGAACACACCATTACCGATGACGAAGGTTTTCGCGTAGCAGTGGTGAATTTGTCCGACGAAGCCCCTGGCAAGGGTCGTTTTATGATCGTCGCCAACGGCATGAGCTATTCCTGCTACTGGGGTAGTATGGGTGACCATACTGTGTTGGACTTCTTCAAACTGACCACAGACAACTATGTCATGGGTTGTTTGGACCCGTTTGGCACTATGTTCCGTCGTATCGACCCGCAGATCCTCAAAGGCATCATCGCCCAGGACATCAGCGAGTCGGGTCAACTCGACGACGACAAAAAGCTCGCCTTGACTGCGCGACTGGCTGAACTGTCGCCGATCTCCGACGTGAACGGTTTGATCGCCCTCAACGGCCCACTGATGGTCGAAATCTACGGCCCCATGTGGACCAACCAGGTAAACGAACGTTTCCTGGGACAACACCCAAGCTACCGCGACCTTTTGTCGACAGTGGTCAAGATCCGCGCTGCTTTGGCGGGTTAATTGTTCCTCTCCAGTCAAATAGCCACTATTATGTCCTACGGCCATTTGGAGGCCTTTTTTGACTGGAGTGTCACTATGCCTTGGAAAGACGATCCAGCACTAACTGGCTGGATTCTTGCGTTGGTCATCAGCCTGGGTACCGGCATTTTGTCTGTTGCCCAGGCACTCGCAGGAGGCCAGAAGTTCTCTATTTTCTGGCTTATCGCGCAGATGCTCGGCGCCGTAATTGCAGGCTGGTTGGTGTGGGATATGTACCCGGCTATTGCCGTTAATGATGGTGTACCTGCTTGGTTGACTCAACCAATCGCTACTTCCATCGCCGCCCACTTGGGGGGCAAATTATTCAACATCGTCGAGTTTGTTCTCGGCAAACGAATCGGGTACACACCCACCAACTAACCGAAGCCCCGAAAGGGGCTTTTTTACGTCTGGAGTTTTTATGAGTGAAATCAAAGCAGGAAAGCGCTTTTTCAGCGTCGTGTTCGAAGTGACCAACCCGGAACAGTTCCAGGTACTGGCGGCAGGCTTCAGCGGGCAACAAGCCAGCGAGAAAGAAGGCGGCGGTGCTAAGGTCAACGCATGCGGTTGGGGCGATTACGCCACGTCGTATGATGCACTTGAACATCATGTGAGTGCCCACGGCTACGATGCCGATGATCTGATCGAAGAGTACGTGCGGGAACAGGAATTGAACGTGTTGTCACGGGATATCACCGGATGAAAAACGGGGCCTATTGGCCCCGTGCTTTGTCGTAACGTTTCTCCAGTGCTAGCCCTCGGGCGTGAGATTCGTCAAACGCTCCTGCGAGTTCCGATCTTTCTGCGCTACAGCTGCTGAACATGTCGGAGAGCACCATTGCGGCTTTGGTTGCTGACGATAGCTGGAATCCAGCGCCGGAAGCGTCAACTGGTTGGTTTCGCAGTCGAGTTTGTAATTTTGCGAGTTCACCCCGCAGGCTGTCAGAAGAAGCGCGGTCGTGATCAGCAGCACGTTGCAAATTGCCCATTTCTTCAAGATGTACATCGGTCAGTTCCTTTGCTTGGGTATCAAGCAATTGTTGCTGGTTAATTTGTGCATTCTTGGCTTCGGCTCTGGCCGTGGCCAATTCTGCTGTTAATGTTGCGACTTTCAATTCCCCTTTGAGTTCCCCTTGGTTGTATACCCAAACCAGGAGGAAAAGGAGGAGGGCCGCAGCCCCCAACACCTTCCACTTCATCTACACCCCCAATTCTTTGCGGGCCTGTGCGTAGAACGCATCCCAGGTCTCACGGTGAGGCTTACCCGGGCGCCAGGTGCGAATAGCGTAGCATTCCCATGCACCGTCTACATCACCAATCTTTGGAAGGGCCTTAGCGTCGCTCAAAAGCAGCAAGCGCGCAAACGCAGCCGCCAGTACGTCATTGGTCTCCATCGCCAGCCAGACAGTCTCTGCGTCGGCCTTAAGACCTTGCCCACGGCAGATCTCTTGGGCGAGCGGGCCAACCCGATAGTGGTTGAGAACGCCCCACACCCCACCTTTCGATACAGCATTGCCTTTTTCGAACTGCCAAAAACCAATTGCTGGCCCTTCAGGGACCAATACCCTCTTGCCGTCCACAACCTTGCTGATCAGCTGCCGCCGGCTGGTAAAGCGAGATTCTTGCAGCCCGATGGTCAGCATGAGGAGTCGCACAGCCAGACTGTCGTAATGCGCCGGAAATAGGCGAAATGCCTGTTTAAAAACCTTGTTTACTACGTCATTGAGATTCATTGTTAACTCCAAGCTAAAAGTTCAATTTGGGATGTAAAGTTTGCGGGTGTTACACCTAAGGTGGTACCCCCAGTATTAACGATGATAATACCGCCGTTACCAATGTTCAGGGAAAAGCTGGTAGATGTAATGTTAGCAGCCTGAACACCATAAGATGCTGCTGCACTACCACCATAACTACCATTACTAACTGGAATTTTGAAAGTTGTTCCTACGGGCCACCCCCCTTGCGCGGTAGTAAGCGTCATTTTTACATGGATGAGGTCAGGTATTGTTCCTAGTGTGTGGTTAATGACAACAGGAGCAGCTGTTATACTTACGTTTGCTGAGGTCCAACGCTTAACTTTAATTGCATCAAGCGCAGCAATCTGTGCGTTTTGGTTATTGACGGTAGAAGCCAGGGCAGTAACATCTACAGAACCTGGATTCACTGCTGCAGCGGCGCCATGCACACACCAAATTACAGTCTCGTTCGCCGAGCGGGTTTCGGTACCAGCTCGGGCAATTCTGGAAGCATCGAAACTTACCTGGCTAGCCTGGTTTGTCGCTGCTGCGCTACCCGAGTCAGCATTAGCAAGGCCGGTACCCTGGAACGCCCCCGCAAACGCTGCTGGGTTGAATCGCGTGGCGTTGGTGGATCCCGAGAATGTACCAGTAATATTTTGCAGCTGGTCAGCCTGATGTAGGCCAGGTGTACCAGCCGAGTTCTTGCCGTCACCACGCAAAACCATTGCCGCAATAGTATTCCCATCGGCATGTTTACCATTGGTGTCTGGCATGCGGAATGTGGTAGTACCATTACCTTTGGAAGGCAAACCACGAGACGTATAAGGGGCAGCCAGCCAGACAGAATCATCCACGGCCACAGTGGAGTAAAGAGCCCACAAATCAGGCCAGGTAGCACGGTCAACAAGCTGACCATCCTTAGGGAGGCTGCCTGCTGGGATAGTAGCCCGGGAGACTGTCCAGGCATAAGTCATGCCTACAGACATACCTGTGCCGCCAGCCTCCACTTCACGCCAGATACCATCGTCACACAGATACTTAGGCTTGGCTCCCTTGATAGCAGGTGCAGGAACCATACCGGCTACACCAGCAGCAACCGCAGTTGCACCCTGGAACGTAGGCAGGTTGGCGACATCCATTACCGTAGTGCCGGATGGGTAGGTGACCAGTTCTGTGAACTGAGTCAATGCACCCGCAGTCATGCGTCGAACACCTGCACGAACAGGATTGCTGCGTGAAAAAAGCAACTGGGTGAACTCAGTGGCCGCAGACGAAGGGATAACGTACGACTGAGAACCTGCCGGGAAACCAGCAATAGGATTGGTAGTGCCGGAGGTTGTCCACGAAGGGCCGGACTGAGCAGGTGCAGAAAGATTGGCAATGGAAGGCGCCATCCAACCTGTAATGGCCCACTGTAATTTAGCCAAGGCAGTCAATACGGAATCAGCCGAGGTGACCTGCGCCGCCGCTACTGTAGGCAGCGTGAAACCAGTCAGCAAACTAGCCAGAGTACGGGCGTTGGTCCAGTACTTATTGTTGGCGCCCTCAACCAAATTATCAGTGCTTTGCAGGCTGGTTTTATCAATTTTAGCGTCAAGCGCGGCTTGTTGAGCCACAGATACAGGCTTTGCTGTATCAGGGGTGTTATCTGCCAGAGGCAGGCCAACATCTGCCTTTGCCAGCACGACTACGCCAGTTTTGCCGTTTACCGACGAAACTGCTTCCGTGTTGTCGATCTTGTAGAACTGATCAAGGGTTTTGGAATAAACCAAGGAATCGCCGATTCCGTAGTCAACACCGCTTACCACACCGCCTACAGTTACCTTCCAGATACCGGCTACCGCAGGCTTTGGAGGATATGCGTTGGACGATAGGTCAATACCCCCCATCTCAACTAGGGCACCCGCAATCGAAGCAGCAGCATCAACAGCCTGATCTCGGGCAGTTTTTGCTTCAGCTGCATTCTGTGCTGTATTAGCCGCATTAAGTGCTACTTCCTCAGCGGAAGCTTCTACCAAATTGGCCGCAGCAGTAACAGCAGTACGATCCAAGCCAGTTTGCGTAGCATTCTGCGTAGACGTTTCTTCTGCTTGAATTGCCGCGTCAGCTGCAGCCGTGGCGACCGTGGCAGCATTACTTGCAATACCGGCATTCGTTGCTACTTCAGCTTTGGCTTGAGATGCAGTCAAAGCATCAGCCGCAGCCGAGTCTTCGCTGTTTTTGGCAGCAGTGGCAGACAGGCCGGCAGCCGATTCGCTAGCTTCAGCACGTTCTGCCGATAAGGTGGCTGCTTGCGTAGCGGAGACTGCAATGCCCGCCTGCTCGGATGCAATCGTAGACGCGGAAGTTGCCGCCTCCTCAGATGCTTGAGCATGTTCGGCATGCATTGCAGAAGCCGTTTCACTGAGACCAGATGCGGTCTCACTCAGCTTGGCTTGCGCAGCAGCTTCAACGGCTTGCTCAGCGCTGTTAATTGCCGTCTGTGCCAACTCAGCAGCATGTGCAGCAAGTACAGCGTCCTCGGCAGCCTGAGCTGCAGCGTCACGGGCGTCTTGTGCATCGCTCGCCACAGTATCTTCAGATGCCTTGGCCCGTACAGCAGAGTCCTCGGCCGCAGTAGCAGCCGCAGTAGAGGCAGCTTTAGCATCAATGATGATAGCCAGAGCCGCTTCATCCCACGGACGGGACCAGGTAGGGGTGGATACGATCAGCGTTTCTACTTTTACGGGCACTACCGAGTCAGGCACCAGGAACTTATACCGCAGACCAGACATGCAACCATCAGTGCTTTCTTCAGCCTGTGGGAGATCCATGATCAGGTAGTAAAGGGCATTGCCCGGAGGCAGTTCAAGCGTGCACTCACCTTGCGCATCCGTCAGGCCTGTAACATCACCAGGCAGCAGAATCCCTGCGTTGGTGGTCTCGTCAAAGCTGGGCTTTCGGACAGTGACAACAAACGGGGCATTTGCCACCGGATCGCCGTCGGGCTGTTGAAATTTGAAAATAACGGCAGTCATCGACTGTCTCCTGAAAAATGAGCGAATTTCCGCGAAAAGTATCGCATAACCCCTGGAGGTTTGCATGAAATATGTGATTGTGCTTATTGGTCTGGCCTTGCTTTACGGGTGCTACAGTAACCAGGCGCGCTGGGCCGCATTTGCAGACAAAAACCAGTGTGTTGCAACAGGAAGGAAGAAAGAACTTCTGGCGGGATCGATTTATAAAATACCGCAGCGACGTGTAGTCTTTGAGTTCCAATGCGGTGACCAGAAGGTTTGGTCCGACTTGGGCAACTACACGCGCTATAACGAGTGGTTGGAGCTTTAATTGCCCGCAATAAAACCCATAGGAAAGTAAGCAGTCTTTCCCTGCAGCTGGTTAGCTGATGGGTTGATTGTATCCCCGATAGTCATACGCAGTTCTGTACGGGCTGCGTTGACTTTGATCAAGTAGGACTCTTGATAGGACAGATCGCCACCTCCTGCAACGATAGCTCGCGTCAGTGTTGCCTGGCTAACATTAATCCACGGCATTTGTTGCCAACCTGCCAATGGAGCAACACCCTGGATAATACTCCCTGAGTTGTTAACAACAGGACCTGGTATAGGCACAATTGTGGTAATACGAGCAAAACGGTTATTCGTGCTAAACAGAAGGCTCCCATCTCCCTTGAAGGTTTCCAAACCAAAAGTACGAACACCACCTGGGTTCCAGCTAGTAGGGGAGCAGCACATCACCCAGTCAAAGTTACCCTTGCAGTAAACCAGCAGCTGATTATTGCGACGCTGGTAGATAGTGAAACCTCCGCACCAAGATTCAGCAGCCGGCCGAATAAAAACAGTAGGAGGTTCAGGCCAAGCCGGCCATGTACGTTGAATACTCAGGTTGGACTGATTGCCTGAATAAACAACGTTCATCATGGGATCAGTATCGTTAACGATCTCAATGTTGTCTTTATTGTTAATCTGAAAAGTAACACCTGTCATAACTGCATCACCGTATAAAAAACGTCAGGGCCTTCTTTTTCCCATGGGTTAGTGTCATCCCACTCCCAAAAGTCGATCCGCTCGTAGCGGAAGTAACCATCGTATATCTCGACAATACAGCTACCTGTAGCGTTTACAAACCAGGTGCCGTCATTCTTAATGCCCGGGATAACTACAGTGCGCACACCAGAACCTGGCGGATAGACAGCGGGGACACTCAGTTGTCCCCGTGCAACGAATCGGGTCAGACGGTCAGTGACCGCAATCTGCCCGCTGCCGTCGGCATACCACGTCTCTACTCCAGCGAAATCGTCTGCCATATTACCCCCAAATACCCAGGCGTACGCGCAGTACGTTGTTGCTGTCAAATACCTGAATCAGGCGGTTAGTCATAGTCAAACGGCCACCCCCGGCAGCAGGACCGTTGAATTCTAAGTCGCCGTTGGCGCGCAGCACCCAACCGGATACACCTGCAACGTAATTCAAAGATTGGGCCTGGTTTACAATCAAGGAGTCAACTTGAAGGTAATCAGCACGGATCTTGCCGTTTTCCACAATGAACGAACCAGATTCGTCTCGAAGCTTGCTGAAGGTCAACTGACGAATCGCCGCATCATCGATATAGACAATGTCGTTCTCGATGATGAAGGGTTTACGCTTATTGCCATTAGTGCGGCCAACCCAAAACCGGTCGACATCAAACCCTGCTTCTACCGTGGTGCCATCGTTGTAAACACCGAAGCCACCAATCAAACCGTTCACGTTCACTTGTGCTGTGTATAGCGCACCAATAGCCACAACCTTGCCATCGACCACGTCGATCTTGGTTTGCATGGTTTGTAGTACCTGGGCTAGGTCTTCGCCTACTTGGGTCTCCAGTCGTGTGAGTTGCTCGGCCATCGCCTGCACTTCGTTGGACAAAGCAGTTTGCTGCACCTGAATAGACGCAAGTCCGCTGCTGGTCTCAGCCCACAAGGTGTTGACCGTAGAAACAAAGGCGCTGCCCTGCGTGGTGCGCGCAAGCACTTCTTCCTGCAGCAATGCCCGCGTTTCATCGGAATGCGCACCTACTACGTTTACTTGTGCCCCTAAGGCCTCGTCCTCACTCTGCCGAGCCAAAATCTCCTGAGTAATACCCAAGGCGTTCAATTCGATGCGGGCAATATCATTTTTGAGGGCAGGAGCCAAAACACCGTTGTCGATCTTACCGGTGAGGTCTTCCAGCATCTGATCGATACGGGGCTTCGCTACTGTAGTTGCCGGTCCGATCAGTTCCGATTTAGTGCCGTAGATCGAAGTCAGGAGAATCCAGTAGTAATAAGCAGTCGGAAACTCGTTGGTTGTCTTGTCGTAGAAGAAGTTGCCCGCAGCTGCCGCTACATGTGTGGTAGCTGCCATAAAGTCTGGCGTAGTGCCGCGATAGATCGTGGTGTACGCAACAGCTTCCGGGTAGGTGTCGGGCCACGTCCAGTTTACGTCGATACCACCATAAGCAGGCACAGCCGTAATAAGAATGTCCGAAGTGTTCGGATCACCCGGCTTTGGGCCATTCCACAGCCCAGTACCGCAGACGTATTCGCCTGTTGCGGTAACTACACAAACTTGGCTCATAAAGCCCCCTTATCATATTTGAACGCGATTCTACACCCCTTTTCCCTAGCAAACACCATCCGTCGTCCCACCCAACCGAGTGAGCGAAGCGAACGAGGGCCGGGATGGGTAAGACGGTGGGGTTTGCGTGCTTGACGCTTGTCATATTCCGTAATACTCTAATTCCACGGTCAGCAGCAAAACCTTATCTTTCTTCTTGAAAATCAGTGCTCTAGACCCAAACCCGCCACTACTCTGGCGGGTTTTTTGTTGTCTATTTTTTATTGTTCTTCTGGTCTCTCCCCGCCTACGCTCTCGTGCTCGCTTGCGCGCGCCTGCGGCGTGCTCGCGGCACTTCGCTCGGCGTGTCGAGCCCACTTCTGGTGGTGGGTGAGTGAGGGGAGTCGCTCCCTCCGGGAGCCTTCATGATCGCATAGCGAATCGGGGAGGAGAGTCCCCTCTTATATACATGGGTCCGTTTCGATTGGACAAAAATTAACCACAGGTAACCCCTATGAATCTGCAAGATGAGTACCCAAACCTTGCCGCTTCCCTGGGGCAATCTGGAACGGATCGAGTGAACATGCACTTGCAACGTGACTACGCCCCCAGCTCCAACCGTGTGCGGTTCCTACACAATCCACACCATCAGCGATTTGCCTTCTTCAAGCGCCTGGGCGACAACCCCCTAATCGAAAACATCGTCACAGGGGTATGCACCCTGGACCATGGTTCCGGTGGCAATCTGTCACCGACGCGCCTGTTCGTTGTGCTGTCCTACATGGAGAGCATTTCCAGCGAACACCTGGCCAGCGTGCTATGCCTATCGGATCGCCAAGCGCGCCGGTATATGGCAGCGGCGAAGCTGGTCATACTCCGTATGACGAAGCACTTGGCACCTCGCGTGCTGGTACGTCATGAACCATCGTTGGCCGAACTGCGCCGACTCCACCAACTGAAAAAGGAAACCGTGCATGCAGTACAACACGAATGTCCGTGACACTGACGGCAACGTTTTGCACCAAGACCACCTGTATCGCATAAACAATACAGGGGGGCTGATTAACTACGGGCTTATGCAGGAAAACACAGTAGTTGCCAAAAACGATGAGGAAGCTGAGCAGATGGCCCGGGACTTCCCAGCCTACTGGAAAAAGCTGCCTGAGCATTGGACGGCCATCGACACCTACCGCGTCAACCGGCTGTTCCCTGTCGACGATCCATCCGGGCAGTTGCTGCACAGCCGTAAGAAGCTGCTGGTGCCCGGTTGCCGCACTGGTGGTAAAACCGTCTACCAAGACATCAAAGAGGCCCACCGCACCCTTGGGGCGTGGCTGGCCGAGCACCCGGAGCACTCCGCATGAAGCTGACCAATAACACTGGTTTGTCGCTGTTCGCCCAGGTGTACCTGGCCCACGAAACGTACGACCGGGAAGAAGCTGGCCTGTCGGTGACCGCTTTGCTGAAACCAGTAAAGCAAATCATCCTGGCCCGCCGTGTGCCCGAAGGCATGGCGTCCGCCGATGTAGCTGACCAGATTGCCTCCAGTAATGGTACGGCCATCCACGACGCCTTTGAAGCGGCCTGGAAGTCACCCAAGCTGGTGGATACCCTTGTTCGCCTGGGTTATCCAAAAGGTGTGGCCGCAAAGGTGCGTGTAAACCCGTCTGCAGAGCAAGTCGCCGCTGGCGGCATCATCCCCGTCTATACCGAGATCCGCAGCGCCAAGACGGTCCTAGGCATCCGGGTGACCGGCAAGTTTGACTTCATCGGCGACGGTGCAGTCGAGGACTTGAAAAATACCTCGGTGTGGAAGTTTCTGAATGCCGATTTCGAGCACTATATCTTGCAAGGCAGCATGTATCGCTGGCTTAATCCTACCTTGGTCACCAAGGACTGGATGAACCTCACGTTTCAGTTCACTGACTGGAATGGTCGGGATCGCAACATGAACCCGGAAAATTACCCACCGGCTCGCATGCATACTCGGCGGCTTCAGCTTATGCCAGTCGACGAGACGCAAAAGTGGGTAGAACGTAAGGTTCAGCAACTGATCGACCTGGAACACGCGCCGGAAGAAGCAATGCCCCCATGTACCGATAAGGAACTGTGGCGCAAAGCTGACACCTACCGCTGGTTCGCCAAAGCAGAAAAAGCGCACGAGCCTGGTGCTCGTTCATCCAAAAACTTCACCGACAAAGCTGAAGCTGACCTGCACGTAGCCACTAAAGGCGGTGTGTTGGTCGTTAAGCGTGGCGGTGTAACTGGCTGCAAGTATTGCAATGCATTCCTCGCTTGCAAGCAGAAGGATGCGCTGATTGCAGCCGGCGACCTCATCCTGTAACAAAACCCGGAGAATACGATGATTGCTGTAGATGAAATGCAACACAACCCTGATGTTGAGGACATCGTTCGCGTTCTGTGTGAAAAGACACAAAGCTCGAACCATCTGTTCTTCCGGGTACTGACCACGTTTCACATGTGCATGATTGCTGCGCAAATGCGTGTGTTGATCCGCACCCACGACCGGGGTGATATTCCAGTCAACATGTATGCCCTCAATCTGGCGACATCCGGCGCCGGTAAAGGTTTCTCCACGAACATCCTGGAAAAGGAAGTAACGAACCGATTCCGCGAACAATTTCTGGAGAACTTCCCGTTCATTGCCGAACCCAACCTGGAAAAGATCGCGCTCAAGCGATCTTCACGGGATCAAACGGACTACGACTTCGAGCTGGACAAAACCAAGAAGGAATTCGCTTCCCTTGGTCCTTTGGTTTATAGCTTCGACTCCGGCACGCCTGCAGCTGTTAAGCAGATGCGAAACAAGCTGCTGCTGGCCGACTCCGGGGCTTTGAACCTGATCATCGACGAAATCGGGTCCAACCTGACTTCTGCGAGCGAAGTGCTGACTACTTTCCTGGAGCTGTACGATATTGGTGGCATTCGCCAGAAAATCACCAAGGTCACCGCCGAGAACGTCCGTCACGAGGAAATCCACGGCAACACGCCAACGAACCTCATGATGTTCGGTACTCCGTCGAAACTGCTCGACGGCGGCAAGATTGAAGAAGAACTGATGTCGTTGCTAGATACCGGCTACGCACGTCGCTGCTTCTTCAGCTTCGGTAAGGAAAGCACCCGCGACCTGACCCTGACGGCGCAAGAAATCTATGACCGCATGACGAACAAGTCTTCGTCCACGTTCATCGACGACTTTAGCGAACGTCTTGGTTACCTGGCCGATGCGCACAACATGAACACCGTGTTGACCATGTCGAAGGAAACCAGCTTGCTGGTGATCCAATACAAGATCGACTGTGAGCGCATTGCCGACGGGCTGCCGGAACACGAAGAACAACGCAAAGCGGAAATTTCTCACCGCTACTTCAAGGCGCTGAAAGCTGCCGGTGCATATGCCTTCATCAGCGGTTCCCCGGAACTGTTGCCAGAGCATTTCTACCAAGCTGTGCGCCTCGCTGAAGAAAGCGGTAAGGCTTTCGAGCTTCTGCTGTCCCGTGAACGCCCATACGTGAAGTTGGCCAAATACTTAGGCAACTGCCGTACCGATGTCACTGAACCAGACCTGATGCAGGATTTGCCATATTACAAGGGTAGCCAAGCTGTTCGTGCTGATATGGTGAAGATGGCCATCGCCTGGGGCTACAAAAATAACATCATCATCAAGAAGGCATTCACCGACGGGATTGAATTCATTCGTGGTGAATGCTTGCAGGTCACCGACCTCACCAAGATGATCATCGCGTACACCCGTGGCGCGCCTGGTGAACACCCGGCCCAGGGCTACCTCAACAAAGAGGTGCCTTGGACTATGCTGGAGCGTCTCGCTACCGCGCCGGACGTGCATTGGTTGAACCACAAGGTACATGGTGGCCATCGCACTGAGGATACGTGCATTCCTGGCTTCAACATGATCGTCTTAGACATCGACGGTACCATGAACCTGGCCACGGCGAAGATGCTACTGAAAGACTACGCGGCGATCTACTACACGACGAAACGTCACACCGATGCGGAAAACCGCTATCGAATCCTGCTTCCGACGAACTACGTCCTGAAAATGGACGCGAAGGAATATAAAGAGTTCATGAAGAACGTGCTGGAGTCCCTGCCGTTCGAAGTGGACGAGTCGTGTACTCACCGCAGCAAGAAGTGGATGTCCAACGAAGGCCACTTTGAGCAAGTCGATGGCGAACTGTTCGACGTGCTGCCTTTCATTCCGAAAACCAGTAAGGATGAGGAACGTAAGGCCCGCCTGGGCACGCAGCAGCAGATGGACAACCTGGAACGCTGGATCGTCAATAACACTGGCGACGGCAACCGGAACGTCATGCTTCACCGCTATGCGCGCCTGCTTATCGAGGCCGGCAAGAACTGGGCCGAGATCAAAGATTGTGTGACTACCCTCAACGACAAGTTGGCGGATAAGCTCACAGAAGCTGAGATTCTCGGTTCTATCATGGTCACTGTCGGCAAAGAGCTGGCAGCACGTCCTTAACTCTCACAGGGCCCCTTCCAGGGGCTTTTGTGATCTTTTCCCTGGAGAAATTCATGAATGAACATTTGGCACTTATTTGTGGCAAATCCGGTAGCGGCAAATCAGCTTCTCTGCGCAATTTGCGTGACCCTGAGTCAGTTCTCTATCTGAACTGTGAAGCTGGTAAGCGCCTGCCATTCCCTGCCAAGTTTGTGCAGCGTACGGTCACCAACCCTCTTCAAGTACGTGACGCGTTCGCCTGGGCTGAAAAGCAGGACCATATCAAGGTCATCATCGTCGATACCCTGACTTTCTGGCTCGACATGTACATCAGCCAGTTCGTAAAGCCGGCAACCGACGGCCGTGCCGCCTGGGGCAACTTCGCGGAGTTCTTCAAGGCAACCATGCAAGTTGACGTTGCGAAGTCCACCAAGAAGGTAATCTTCCTGGCACACGTACTCGACGTGTACAACGAAACCGCCATGGTCATGGAAACCGCGATCCCGGTTGCCGGCTCCCTGAAGAATCAAGGCATCGAAGCCTTCTTCTCCCTGGTTTTGATGTGCCAGAAGAAAAAGATCGACGATCTGACCGAAGGCAGTGCGTTGCTCAACATCACGGACAAAGAACGTGCTGTAGGGTTCAAACACGTCTATCAGACGGAAGTCACGAAAGATACGCTCAACACGCGTATCCGTGGCCCGATGATGATGTGGGAAGACACTGAAACCTTCATAGACAACGACATCCAGATGGTTCTGGATCGTCTGGATCAATATTACGCATAAGGGCTACCTCCGGTAGCGTTTTTGATCTTCAAATAACTTCCCTCCCATTTAGGAGCAACACCATGAGCCTCAACCCGTTTGCAAGCACCGTTAACACCACCAACGAACAAATCGAAACCGACAGTGACCGCCTGGGCGGTTCGTTCGTATGGGACGGCGGTGCTTACACCGTAACCATCCTGGCCGCGTACGCAGGCAAATCGAAAGGCGGCGCCGGCTCCATGAACTTCGAAGTTCAGGGCGAAGACGGCCGTAAGTTCAAGTTCACCGAGTGGGTAACCTCGGGCGACGCCAAGGGCAACAAGCCGTACTACGAAAAAGACGGCAAGAAGTCCTACCTGCCTGGTTTCAACAACGTGAACGCCATTGCG